ATTCGATAGGGGGTGCTTTATTTTTCGACCCCCCCGCTATCCCTTAAATCACTATGGGTTTCAAGATTCGTCAGGGAGATCAAGGGATCTTTTGACTTTCTTGAAGCGATTTAAAGGATCGTGAGCAATAATGTAATCGATTGCACGCTCTGTTTCGTATGCATTTTCTTCGTCAGTAAACTGATCTGACGTGTAAAGAAACCTAGCAAGGACGCCACAACTGTTGTAACCCCTGTCCATGTCGAATCTGTACCAATCATCGAACTCATCGAACGGATCATAGGGGTTGTCAAACGTGGTAATGGCGCACCGTACTTTAGTCATAAACATTCATCCTTTCTAAACGTATCAGAATCAGCTCTTGACGTTAAGAATGTCGTAAACACTGCCAAGCGGAACACCAATAGCATCCGCAATTTCTCTGTAAGTGTAACCGGAAGAATACATTGCTTTTGCTTTCGATTGTTTTGCAGTCGAAATTGTTTTGTTTTCCTTTGGCATGGCGCGACTCATGAAATCTTCGCTGTCTGTAACGTTAAGAATCTTAGAAAGTTTGCTGTCGGAAATGGCACCACTAAGTATAGCTTCCCATTCCTTGTCAGTAAACTTGATCTTTGTGCCAGAAGAGTTAGCAGAAACAGCATTTCGTGCACGTTCCATCTCTACCTGGCTAATCTTTCTTATCTCTTTTGCATCCTTTTTGGGGTCAAGAGCCTGGGCCTGGATCTTAGCCTTAATGTTAGCGTTAGCAATGACCTTTGCCTTACGCTCCTTAGGCTTATTCAAGGCCACTTTGTTAAGCTTATCGTTGATGGATTTGACTTCCTCGTCATACAGCTTAGCTGCCTGAGGATCATATTTTGCTCTACCGGTGGTAACCATGGATTTACGAGCCTGATTTGCAATGGCTTTCAGCTGATTAGAGAAGTCTGCATACAGGTTCTCGGCCTCGGAGCCGGAGGAAAGGGTGCGAACATCAGGAGTAGCAGTAATGATGTTAACCTTGTCGGTTGCAGCTCTTTCTTTTCCAGTTTTGGGGTCAATAAAGGTACGACCGGTGGTACGGTAATGAATCTCACCCGTATTGGGGTCGATCCTACCCTGGCCTTGACGCTCAGGTACCTCCACAGTCTGGCTCTTACGGGAGATAAGTGTGCTGGCACCACCTGCATGAATGGTGCCATCATCCAGCACCCGAATCTGCCATTTCTTCTTGAGCTCCTCGATGCCGTTCTCCCTCTCGCTACGTTTGTAGTCAAGCTTGTGCTTCTCGGCATCAATAACCACCATGGAATGCTTAACCGCACGAACAATATCTTCCTCGGGCGCTCCACGTAGGGTCATGTCCGTGATAAGGTTCGAGACTTTGCCCATTTCCTTCTGGGTATCATCCTTGGTCATGAGCTTGACATGATTAGGATTACCTTCGGGAATGGCATAATCGACTTTGGGATCGAAGTCTTCAAGACCTTTAAGCGCAGGAGTAGATTTAATGTTGGACTTTGCAGTGATGGGAATGCATGTTACGCTATCGCCATCGAAATCCGCACCAGACAGTCGCTCTGCAACCTTAGAATTAATGCCAATAGCGTCCATAACCTGACCCAGATTATTAACGCCAGACTTATTCTTATTGTTGACCGTTACAATAGGAATCTCAAATGTGCCCGCATGAGGATATCTTACCAGAGCAAGCTTAGTGCCGTTCTCGTAAGAAGGAGCATAGCATTCATTTTCCTTAATATCAGTCAAGGGAAGCAGAACTTTGCTAGTTTGACCGGGGAACGAAACCGCCTTCAAAGTAGAGGCATTACCATCTGCACGCTCAGCAAAATCAGAAAGCAATTTACGCTTGATTGCAGGGTTCTCATACTTCATAATCTCATCGTATTCATCCTGATACTGCTTAACCGTAGCATCAAGCTGCTGTTTGATGAGTTTAGAAGGCTGTTTCGACAAGAACTGAGAGGAAAGCGTTCTAGACATGTCGTCCCATTTGCCTTCCTCTTTCAGTTTGTTAATCGGGCTCAAATGCTTTTTGCCATCTTCGCCAATATACTCGCTCTGACCATTGGCTGCAATAGCCGCACCAAACGGGTTATCAGGATCTTTCTTAGCTTTCTTAAGAACGGTCTCATCAGAACCCATCATAGGCGTGCCTTTGAGCTTGTTGGTGTTGAACACAATATCTTTACCAGGAGGGAACTGATCGTCATCAGCATAAACGGCCATACCCTTGAGATAATGAGTATTATCGACAAGAATACGAACCTGTGCATAATGACTATTCCCCAGCGACAAATCTTTAACACCACGGCGAATCTGGATAACGCCATCCATGTCTTTGCCGCCTTCATCGCCATACCTGACAGTTACGCGACTAGAATCAAGACTAGACGGCCGCTGAAGCTTCCTGAAGGTCTGGCCACCATCTTCAGAATAGTAATCTCCAACGGATTCGATCTCGTCACGATGCTGATACGCATAACGCTGGTCTTTATCGGGTGTAGCAAGAATAGTAACATTGGTCTGCTGGCGTTTATTTGTGGGATCAGGAATGCTAACGCCATATCTCAAATATCCATGCTCAGCTTCGAGAATATAGGCGGCCTCATCCAACTGACCTTCAGAAATGCCAAGAGTATTGGAAACGCCTTCCGAAATATCAATCATGCCTTTCTTGTCGACTTCCTCTTTCAGAACATCGGCAATCTCTTCGGCACGATTACGCTTCGCAATATTCTTGTTAGAAAGCATACTGCGAACGGTAGATTCCGAAAGGTCCATATCTCTGGCAATGGCAGTGTAGCCAAGACCATCTTCACGAAGACTTCTTGCACGATCATAAAGCAGCTGCTGTCGATCGTGTTTTGCCTTCTGCTGAGCAACACGGAATTCCGTAGTACCCAGCTGGTACTCTTTAGGAAGCTCGGAATTGATAATATCAAGGACTTCGCGTTCCTTCTTGCCGGTCTTCTTCAGCTCGTCAACTCTCGAAAGGAAATCACCGGATCTCTGATAGGGAGAATCACCAGAGCCCCAAGGATATCTTCCGGAGTGACGCTTTGTGCCGTAATGAACCAGCGTATTATCATTTTCATGCGCTTCCCAGTCAATCCCATAATAGGATTTGACGTCGTTCAATACAGGATTCAAGTAGAACTCACCTCCGTCTTGATTCGGTTAATGACCTTGTCAAACTCGATGATCTTACTCATGATGATCGAAATATCATTCGGATCAGGGGTTGCAACGATAACCTCGTCACACTGATAGATACGATCCTCGATGAAAATATCTTTCGGTTTGACCTTATACTCGAGACAAAACAGTGCATTGTAAATGAACAGCTGTTCCATATGAGCGGGAGTGATACCGGTCTTGAGATCGTGAATTCTGAGAACAGAATCTTTCTCTTCGAAGCAGATAGCGTCTGCAGTGCCAAAACAGTTATCGGAAAAATATAACACCTGTTCAGGAGTCATACCATAACCAATGGCATCGTTGACGTAGCTGTTGAGAGTCTTTTTAGATCTCGGCAATTTCTGGCGAAGCTTAATGCACATGGCTGCGAAGTTGTGCAATTCGGTTCCTCTTTGAGCAGCAAGAAAACCCGTATATGCACTAGCAAGCTTCTCCGTATCATAGTTGATCCAGTTGTACTTACTTGCGCCAAGAAATGCGTGCTGACCTTTCTGTTTCCAGTGATCGTTGAATACCATAGTCATTCTCCTTAGTTCTTACTTGAAAAGTAATCTTTCATTTCTTCGAGAACAGCATCTTTGTTTTCGGGAAATATAAATCTTGCAAAACCATTCTCATTCATTTTCTCGACATAGTAGTCTTGATTTGGCCGATGAGATTCCTTTGCAGATTTCTTTCCTTCGAGTGCTGCCCATTTGAAACCGTAAAGAACAAGGAGGTCTGGAATTCCTTGAATCTCGTTAGGGTCCAAGTGAACCACCATTGAGCCAGGCAACAACTTTTTGATCTCTCCAACCAGTTTTTGCTTGAACTTATTCTCCAGCATTTCTAAACCTCCTTGTTCAAAAATCATAGATAATGCCCTGCTACAGGACACTATCTACTCTCCCTTCATAAAAGGGGCTGTTTTTTTCGCGAAACAAAAATATAAAAAAATATTGAGCTCATTAATTCGCGAGAATGCAAATTCGATACTTTGTGGCCAAAAACCCAAAAATTTTGCTATTTCTATTTATATAATAAAAATTTTTTTCATGCACTAATTAGAGAAAAAAAGTGGGTTTTTGGCCAATTTGCCATTTTTTAACGTAAATACGTCATTTTTTGTGGCCAAAACTATTTTTAAAAGTGGGCAAAAGTGGGCAAACTGGCCAGAAAAGTGGGCAAAATGTGAAAAATTTGTGAAAAATTACTAAAAGTAAAGTCAAATTAATTCGCGAGAATGCAAATTCGATGCTTTGTGGCCAAAACTTTTTGGGCAGAAAATATTTTTGGCCGCAAAACTGGCCACAAAAATCCGAATTATTGATGACCAAATAAAAATACATTTTTATACAGAATAATACAGAAAAATATTTTGACAAAAAGAAGAGGCCCTGACAAAGGCCAAGGCGCTCTCCTCTTGCAAAGTTTAGCTGTTAAGACTAGGACGACCAGACTCCCAACTCATCCAGTCACTCCTAACATTGCTGACTCCACGGTACCCAAACGAGAAATGCCAACGGTCGGTCTTCGCGTTGTAAGCAAATGACGTGGGAATATCATTCTCCATCACAAGGTCGATTCGATTGCCATTCTCGTCAAAGGTGCCGTTAGGGATGAATATCTTGACCGTAGGAGGATTGTCAAGCTTGCCAAACACGACGAGAGAATCCGGAACATCACTAAACGCCGTATTCTCAACAATCATGCCATAGCTCAACTTGTCCTCACTCGAGGTCACCTTGCTAGCCTCACCGTCTTTGAATCGTTCGAAGCATTATAGCCGGACGCACATCCAAACATACTAATTGCCATCACAGCACAAAATATCATACTAATAATTCTTTTCTTAATACTCATAAAATATCACTCCAATGCAATATTCAGTCTTCTGACAAGTTCCTCAGCTTTGCTGGCATCAACCTTATCGAAGTCAACGCCAATGGGACTGGGTGAGTCAACAACCTCGGTCATGATCTCTAAGACTCTATCAATGCGAGCCTTATTAAGATTCTCGCTAATCTTGTCGTTCAGCATGGCTCTTGCATTAGCAAGAACTGCATTAGCGTAATCAGCATGGCCCTCCTTGCCTTCTCGAGTAAACTGATGGATTGTCATTGTAACAAGGCGCTGAATGTCCACGTAGCTGAAACTTTGTTCATTCCACTTATCATTCATACTCATAAATATCAATCCTCCCCATCATCGTCATAATCATAGTCTGCGAGAAGCTGCATACGGCTTAAAAACTCAAGCTTAGCAGGGAGTGCTGCGTTCTCTGCCTTGCCATACAGTTCTTTAAAGTCGGCTGCAGCATCAAGGATTCTGTTGATCTGTTCGTCAAACACGAATATCACTCCTTAATAGTCGGCTTTCTGAAGTAGCGAAGGCCAATATTCACGCAATCAGTCGCAACAAAACCGTTCATGAGATCCTGGTCATCATCAAGGTACTCATTAACCATGTCCCGGATATCGTCAAATATCACGGGAATCTGCGTGTTCAGGACAAGCCACAGAGCACACATAATCCGGCGCATTTCGGGATGAGCATGCTTTTCACAGCGAAGTTTAAAGATATGCCTCCACTCGCGATAATTTGCCGTGACAACGATCTTCGTAGCAAGACCCAAAGGCAGCATCCACCGAGCCTCTTCAGGTGTAGACTCCACATTATAGGTCAGAGTCTTCTCTTCGAGCCGACCAACGCTTGCCCTATAGCTCATAGAAGAATAGTCAGCAACAGACATGTAATTGTAGAACTTGCAAATATCATCCCAGCTCTTCTCATTCATGCCACCGGAGCCACCGTATTTGAAGTTGATGTAGTCAAATACGGTAGGAGCCCACTTGCTCTCGGGATCGTTCAGAAGCTTCTGGAACTCTTCATCGGCCTTTAGACCCTCTTCGAGATTATTAAAAAGGATAGATCCGCGTTTTAAGTAAAGCGGCAAAATATAAGTCACATCACCGCCAAACTTATCCTTTGAATAATTGCAGTTATGGACCACCACTCCGTTTGCTACAAAATTATGATAAGAAGAATCCATTTCAATGTCAAATACTGGAATACACCCAACATATTCTATGGAAACAACTGTGTCTGGAATTGCAAATAATAAATTTTTATTATGAACTCTCTGATGGCAAGATTCGCATAAAGTTATCAAATTACTAGGCACATTGTTGAAATGATTCTCGTCGATATGATGCACTTCCAACGAATTGATGTCAGTGTTTCCACATAATTCGCAATATGACTTTTTGTGTTTCCAATAATTAGATGTATCATGCTTTAAGATATGATCATTCCTCCTTCCGCAATGATGATATTGTCTTAGTGCATTAACTTGTGCGTCTACTTGAATACCTTTGTTCCATGGAGTTCTTCCGGAATTAAAATATCCAGTACCTTTCTTTGGGATTCCTAATTTTCTGGCCCATTTTTTAAGGGTACTCACGTTCACTCCTGTTTCATTGGAAATCTGAACAAACGTTTTATTAAGATCTATATTTTGATGATAAAGCCAATCATAATTTTTCCAAAATTCATTGCTTCCATTTACCAGAATGTCACTCCCAACCAATATGGCACCGGCCTCCATGTATCCATAAGAAGTTCTTATAAGATGATCCGGAGTGCATACGACTTCGTACCCGAGCCTTGTTTTTATTTTTATTGTCTCTCTTGTTCCGTTATAATAAATATCACGAATATGAGCATAAACCAATTCTCCGGTTTCTTCATTATACTGGCGAATGTTCATTCTTTTTACACTGTGCATCAAGCCATTTAATTTCTTATTATACAGCTCCTCGATAGTAGGTCTATTATGAGGATTGGATGTGGTTAAAATTGTGTTTCCCGCTAAACAGTAGCGCGTGCTCTCCTGGGTGAAGGAAGCCAAGCGATGCCGCACAAGCTCGTTTGCAATGGCCCGGTCAACGGTAAACTCAACAGTCAGACTTCCATGCTCAAGAACTGACTCATGACCATTGCGGATAAGCATGGCCACGAACTTCTTAGCGCTCTCACCATCCTCAGTGATCTTGTCTTCCGAGCGATAGCTAATTCTGCCGCACCGTTCGATATGCTTGAGCTCTTTGATGCCGCCAACCGAAATATCAGTCAGGATGTCAAAACTAGGATCGATGAATTTCATAATTAATTCTCCTTTAATATTCAATTCGTTTGTTGATAACCTTGATATTCCATGTTCCAAAACTTCCCTTTAAAGCAAGAGATCCGACTCGGAAATCGTCATTTACGACAGTTCCAACGTCAACCGCATCGTAATATTCCTTACTCACCATCACTTCCAATTCGGTTTTATTGATCTCATCTTTCAATAGATCGCCGATATCTAGCGTTACATGCTGTTGACCGATTTCGAAGGTGACAATATAATTCGGAATATCATTCTCTTCCCTAAGGTCTTGAATGAGTTTTTCGATGCTGTTTTTCTCGCTTTGGAGAGTACGGATGTCTTCTTCTAATTCGGAAATTTCAGTCTCAAGATTCTCCCTTTCAGCCTTAAGATTTCCATTTCCGCAAGATGTTAAAAATATAATGCAAATCAGCAGTATAGAAATTAACTTTTTATTCATTAATTCTCCTTTCCATCAAATACGGTACACGCCGAATAACTAGTATCGATTTTATGAACGACAATCGCCACCGAATCAAAGGTAGATATGGTGGCAGTTGTGCACGGGTTAACCGCCTTTGCGTATTTCACGAAATCTTGAATCTCGAACATGGTATAATTACCAATTTCCCTAGGCACCATGTCAAAACCAATTACAACAAGTTTGTACGTTGCAGTGTCCATATCCATTCTCCTTTCAAAATATCATTCCAGAATCATACTCAAAAGATCGTTAAGTTCGTTCACTAGATCTTCAAGCCAGAGAAGGATCTTTTCGAAAATGCTACTTTCTTCTTTCACTTCTTCTCTAGGCGAAGGAACCTTGATAGGATCAAAGTTGCAAACCTGATTAGTGTTCTGATTACAGTAGTTAATATTGCAGTAGTTAATTGCGTTGGTAACATCCTGCATAGAAGCATTAATCGAACTCGTAACATTTTGGCACGATTTGTCAAATTCGACATAGAGTTTTTGATCCATCTCGATAAGATCTAAGTAGCACTTAATCATCGCAATATCTGGCGCAATGACCTTGGCGGCGAGCTTAGACGGAGACTCAATATTGCTGAACTTACCCATATAATCATTCATTGGACTTCTCCATGACAACCACATTTGAAAGATGAGTCGAATAGGTGACGCCATTGATGGTAACAACCACGCATCCGCTACTAAAAACATTATGGTAAGTTACCTTTCCTTTGGCAATAAGTTCTCCGCCGGGCGAGTAAACATAACCAGTAACATTCGTGCTAGACTCATCATACGTAACCCCGCAAGCAACCAAGGCAGCAGCCAGCATAGCAAAGCAAATGGCAATAGCGATAATACGATGTTTCATACCAATTCTCCTTGTTGTAAAATATCAATAGAATCTAAACTTCTCGAATATAGGCCCAGCAACGGTATACCTATAGCAAGGGTAAATGATGGCAAGCTCGGGATAGCGATTTTTGAGCAGATTCACAAGCTTATAGTTAAAGCCATTATCGTGAATATCTACCAAGACCACATCTTGATTTGGCGTCAGGACATCCTCAATTTCGCCCATGAGGATATTGGCATAGCAGTCGATCCGAGCAGAGTTTACATTGGAAGGGACATTGGGAGGAAAAATATCACAAATTTTGTCCCCACCGAGGCTCAATGCTTCATTGACCATCTCATCGTTCCATTTGACGTGAGATTTCTTGGAAACATTAATGACCAAAAATATCACTCCTTTATTTAATTTCATTGTCAGTCTTGTCGATGTGTTCCACTACATATAAGATAGTATCCATGACGAACCCGAAAGCCGCGCCAACAACCAACCCCAATGCAAAAATGCCAAAAGCGTAGAACACAAGATTCACAATCTCAATTTCTACCACAAATATCATCCTCCATTCTCTTTAATTTAGATTTAATAGCCAACATTTTCATCGAAGCGGCTGCAATTTCGGAAATAGCAGCATCAATAAACATTGGTTCGGCATTATTAAAGTGGTTATATGCTACATCCAAAGCGTTTGCAGCATTCCAGTATTCTTTCTTAAGTTCATCTCTAGTAACTAATTCATTCCAAGTAAGCATAAATATCATTCCTTTTCTTTGAAGTTAAGCGGACGAGAGTCCTGATAACGAGCGCATTCGGTCAAACACTCATTACAAGGCTCCTCGGTTGCTGAGGTGTTCTGGTACTTACATTTATGGCACCATTCATTATATTTGATAATCTTCCAGCCGGTGTCCATTAGATTTCATCTCCTTGAATCGTCGGTATAAAACGGGCTTGAATCTTTTGCAGTCATTCAAACCCATTCCTTTTCGAAAATATCTTCGACATTATCAATTGTTGCATCGATAGCGGTGCATATTTTTTCAATGGTGTCTCTGACGCCCATTGCGTACATTACGGAATAAGAGCCGACAATATTAATTTCTCGGGTGGCAGCAATAACTATTTTAGCCATCTGAAGCATACCCAAGGCGTACATGTTTTTATCTCTATCAGTCATTCAAATCTCTTCTTTCTTACCGGGTTCTTTGAATACGAAGAATTTCAGAGTGGCTTTCTTCGAGAATTTATTGACATATTCTTCAAAATAGGTGTTACAACCGAACCACGTAATATCGTCATGGGTGTAGTCTACCGGCTCCAGATACCAATGATATTCACCACGAGGATCACCAGAATAATGGAATCTTACTAGAACGTAATTTGGTCTATTTGCCTTGAGCCAAAGTAATACGTGATTATAATAGTCGCTCATAAAATATCACTCCTTATAATTCTTGGGATCGGCAATATAGCAGTCCATCCAACTTGGATCCCATTCATACTGAGAAATATCTTCGTGATGTTCGTCTTCGGTTACGATGAAAATATTATCGTCATCCACCTTGATTCTAGCCCATCCAATAGATACAAAATTGCAACTCCCATCGGAATTTTCAAAACGCAGCACGAGATATACAAATCTCCCATTCATCCCGAGAAGTAACTCTTTGGGAAGAGGCTCGATGGCAGTGGGTTCTTTGAGCTTTTCGAACTTTTCAGGAGTGTAAAGGAACGGTTTATGTCCTTCTCCTTTTAGCGGATACATAAAATCGCTCAAAGGATCTCCCTCATCCTCGAACACAACTTCGCCATTAGCTTTGGCCTTATTGAATTCATCAACGAGATTACGAACCTTTTCGACCTTCTCCTTATGAGAATATAAGTCATCAAGCTCAGGATGAGTAGTCCGCTGGTTTAAAGCCCAAAGAAGATTCCAAGCAGCAGCACGCAAATGATCTTCGTCCGTCTCTCCAGCGATGAACTTAGCGAGATGACGAGCGGCACTATCACAAAGAGAATGCAGCGGAATTCCCTTATCCACATTATGCTCGCCGTATTTTTCAGCACCCTCCTCGCAGTGCTTAGAAACCTCGATAATGCCATACCAAGGAAGCAGGTCCATTCGACCAACGCCTCGTTTCATGTCCCGAACAGCCCCAGTGGAAAATTCAGTACGCTCACCAGAATCTTTAATCATAGTTAATCCTCCTTGCTAATATAGTCGTTGATAAAATTCTCAGGATCAGATTCTTTGGCTTCTTTAAGAATTCTTTTCATCTCCGCAAGATCTTCTCTTGCGAGTTTTGTACTAAAGGAAATATCACGGATCGCCTTGGTAAGCTCTTTCAAGGTCCTGTTAATATCCTCGAGTCTCTCCGCGCACTGCTGTTCATAGCTTTTCATTTCGAATCCTCCTTAAAGAATGCGGGCAGGGTATAATCGGGGCTTGGATAGTTTTTCACAAGATCGATAAAGTAATCGATATCTGCCTCGAACCTCTCCTTTGCCATGAGAATATAAGCCTCTTTTGGATCCGTTTTCTTAGAAGCCTCCTTTAAGTATTCAAGCAATGATATGAAGGACGATTTCGAAATGAATTTCTTATCGAAATCAAATTCATAAGTTTGATAGTCGTATTCCATAAATATCATTCTCCTTTAAATTTCTTTTAGTGCCTTATTGTATGCCTCATTTGCAGATTCCATTCTACGCTTGTAATACTCTCGTTCCATGGCCATGTCGGACTCTTTCATGCGTTTCTCGCATTCTGAAGCATACCGTTCCAGAGCGTCGACCATAATCATTAACTCGTACTTAGTAAAATTGTTACTCATAAATATCATTCTCCTTTATTGTTTTCTTAGATTTGTTCCATACTATGTTAAAATATGCGTAGTAGAATCTCCATCGTTCCCGTCTTGCAAGCTTTGGATTCATATTCTCCCATTTTCGAATATCGCGAATGATGGGATTATATGGGTCCATTTGGAAGAGAGCTCTTTTCACCAAATGTTTCAGGTGTTTCTTAGACAGGTTTTTCACTTTGATCCTCCTTACGTTTTCCAGTTCCACCGCACACAGGGCAGGTGACCCATGTGTCAGGACCTCTAATAGTTCCTGCATTGTAGGTCATATAGCTTTGCATTGCTTTTACCTTACCCTTTCCAAAACAGCAAGGACAAATATCTTTGAAGTAATCAGATATCGGATTTCCCATACTACTGTCCCTTTCTCAATTCATTAATTCTATCAATCCCGTAATCGATAGTTTCTTTTATGATTTCGCTACCGCCGTTAATTATATCATTAGCAGTTTTTCCAGTTGTTTCATACACATACTCCACTGTATCTGGAGTAAGCATGCTAGAAATCGCCATTGTATAAATCAGGTTTTTCGAGGGAATCAGGATCGTTAATATTATGGAAATAATAGTTCCTACAAGAAATACTTTAAATTTGTGAAGGTGCTTTTTTGCGCGATTTATGTAAGTTTGCCTTTCGGGATACCCGATGTCGGCATTCTCCATAGCATCGGAAAAACATCCGAGATATAACAAAGATGTGAGTGCCAAAGCAATACACACCAGAATCATAACAATCTTTATCCCATGTATTACATCCGCTGCATAAAACAGCCAGGGGTTGATGATCGGATCGGTACCATTATACAAATTAATCATAAATATCCTCCTTAATCCATGTTCTTATAGTAGATTACCAGAATGAGATACCAAATCCAGTAACCAATTAAATACACTGCTCCGAGTAAAGTTACAACAATAGTAGCTTTTCCAAGCACGCTGGCTGTACAAAAGAATCTAGCAAACTGATTGAAAATATCCATATTACTTCTTTCCCTCGATAAACCGTTTTTCATTAAAGTTCTTCTTACGAGTATACGCTGCATAGATAGCAGAATCGATTGGGCTCTTGCTGATGAAGTGATAGTAGTATAGATCAATATAAGGAGTGTTGAGTCTATCTATTCTTCCGGCAGCCTGAGTCATAATCTTGTACGAGTAATTCTGGCTAAAGAACACAACTGTATCTGTCGTAACACAGTTCCATCCTTCCGCACCAGCATTGTACTGAACAAGATAGACCCATTTAGGACCAGTCAAAATATCTTGATGCTTATGGCCGTTCCATTGCGTATATGGATACCCCTCGCCTTCAAGAAGTTCGATGATACTATACAGCTCATAGTCGTAATTGTAGAAAAGGATGATTCTCGGATGCTCGCTAAGCAGATCAAGCAGACTTTCAAATCTACTAGTATCGAGGTTTACAAGCTTGCGCAGGATTCTACAAAGCTCAGCAGCATCTTTGATTGGTTCTCCTGTTTCTACATTCCATCTTCTTTTCATTATTTCCTTATATGTCTGAATATCATAGTCGCATCTAAGGTAATAATGATGGCTTCTAGTAGCTCGGTTAAAGTTCATAGTGACAAGAATCCTATCCCGAAGTCGCATAAGCCGTCCGATGTTCAAATATCTTTCTACTCTTGGATACTTTGAAAACCTCGAGAATACAACGTGCTCCCTTAAGAATTCTGTTCGGTTGCGGTAGAAGCCGTTCGCAACAAAGAGCGGAATATAGTCAGTCCAAGTGTCACCAGGAGTTGCACTGAGCATAATCCAGTTATTATTCTCTGCGATCTTTAAAAAGCTTCTAACCCAGACCCCATTCCCAACTACACGTTGTTCGTCAAATATAAAGAAGGAATTCTTTGCATTGACATATCGCTTAACGTTGTTCCATGAGTCCACAATTACAGTGTTCTTGTAAAGATTGATCTTCTTGTCAGTAGAAAGTTTGAATGGAATGAACTCGCCTTCCCATTCTCCCGTGTCTCGCTTTCTTGCGGTTGTAATGATTATGAGGTTCTGCACTGGTTCTTTCATTCTGACATATTCTCCAGCGTTTACCTTTCCACCATTACAAATATAATAGTAAGCAAGACCCGTTCTACTTTTACCAGACCCTACACCACCACACAAGACACAACCATTACGCATCTTGTCAAGAGCTTCAAGCTGGTAGTCATAAAGGGTTACTCCTCCCAAAATATCACCTCATTTCATCCTTTTTGATTCTTCTCTCTACATATTTATCTGCGGTTTGTCTAAAAATACAAACTTCTGGATCTTTCTTGCACTTAACAACACAGTAGTCATTAGTGACAAGTTCTCCTGTTGAAGAAGAGAGAAAACCACTTAAGTTAATCAATGAACAATAGTAAAGTGGCTGGCCGTCGAAGTTGTCGATTTGTTCGCACATACTGATTCTCCTTTAGTATAAATATCATAATCCGTGCTTAGCCACATACTGTCCGTAGCTAAGACCTTCTTTAATCGCCTCCCTTACGACTTCTTCAATGGAAGGACCATTACGTTTCGCACGCATCTGCTCTACTCGCTTTTGATAAGCATACTTAATGGCCTCCTCTTCGCCTTTGATGCGGTAAGTAGTCTCGTATTTTTTCCTGCGACACTCATCGCAATACTTTACATTGGGGCTTTTAACCTCAACGGGCTTACCACAGATCTTACAATGAACAATCATACTAACGAACTCCTTTCTAAAATATAAATGGTGGGGCGTACAGGATTTGAACCCGTAACGAAGCAGATATGAGCTGCCTGCTCTACCTAATTGAGCTAACGCCCCATAAAATCTCCCTTGCATGGACACCTACAAGGGAGTTATCTCATAAGCTACTCATTCGGAACGGACCATTTGCGACGTGGGCTTTATCTGACCTCATAGCTTTTGAAATATAATGTTAGAAGGGAGCATCCTCGGAATCGTTCGAAGTGACCGAAGGAGTGCTGTTGTGGAACTCGTTCATGTAGCGCTGATAGTAAGGATCGTAGTCGAGATCCTGGTAGATGTACACAATATCAGCGTACAAGCTCATGGTTTCAGGATGCCGAGAGCTCTTGTACAACTTGCACTGGCAGTCGACCTTCTTCACCCGAATGTAGTCAAGCTGGGAGAGCATGGCGACAGTGCACTCGGTACGGTTGCCTTCGGGAGAAATCCAGTAGATGTGCGGAGGATAGTCGGACTCCATATTGACGTTCACTTTGACGTAGTTGGTAGGACGGAACTCACCCTCATATACACGATTGGGATTCGGACGAGTCTCCCTGACATTCACGCCCACATCACGCAGAGCTTGAGCCTGCATAGGATCGGGGATGACGATGTTGAAGACACGACGGTTGGAGCCGAAACGATCACGAGCAGGGTCGCCAGAGAAGTTGGTCTGGAAAATGAAGCGGGTGTCGTCGATGTTAACGATGTTCTTACGATTGCTGGTAGTCATACTATTTAGTCCTTTCTGTATGTTTTGCTAAAATATCATTCTACGGATTTGCCAGGGATACAGCGGTTCTCGAACTTCTTATAGGCATCGAGATACCATTCATCCTTATCGCCATTGTATGTTACTTCATAGTACATACCGTCGGGAATATCAGTGCTGATGAGGAACTTCCAGTTTTGGAGAGTTTTGCACTGCCAGACAATATATACCTGAAATACCGGCACTTTGTCAGTCTTGTCGATATGTTCCACTACGTAGTTCGAAACGATCTGACAAGCTTTTGCGCGCATGGTAGTCTTCATTCTTTTTCCTCCTTTCAAAAAATATAAGGGCATCAGATTTCTCCAATGCCCTTAAGCAGAGATTCGGTGCTCTTCCTCTCATAATAGGGGATGAAAATTTCGCGAATCAGAGTTTGTCGCTCAACTGGTTAATAATATCTGCGGCCTTCGAAAAACTTTCAAGCATGCTAGTGCCCGCGTCTCTATAAATAGGAGAACGAATCTCATCCTCCTTGCACCAATACTTGAAAGCCTTGTGGAAATCATCGCCCATCAGTTTCTTGCAGATGCAGAAAGCAAGACCTGCCCATTTGGAGTAGGTATCACCAAGCGAACATTTCACGACCGTCTTGGTGCCATCGTCCCAAAGAACAATGGTGGCAGGATCGTTGAAGATGACTTTCTTGATACCAGGGCATCCGTGGGTCATCTTGGGCTTATCGGAGCTCGCACCAGTCATGCCATATACGGTGTTCCGGATATTGAGTAAAGCCGCTCTCTTCAAGAACTCTTCGCGAGCTTTTTCAGTCTCGGGATCGGCCTTCGTGTTCACCGAGGCGATGAATCTGATCTGAGGATAGTTGGAAGGAGCATCAGGTCCATCGTAGCAGACCCAGTCACCATTGGAATGCGGCGGGATAGCGATCTCATGACCAAGATAGTCAACGTATTTCTTTTCGTACATAAATATCATTCTCCTTTATCGTAACTGAAGCTGATGCTAATGGACCCATCATCATAGATAGTCGCATTAATCAACGAAGGTTTAATTTCAAAACCCATCAAATGGTCAATCAGGCAGTTAACATGCTCAAGCGGAATGCTTTTGAAGGATTCCACAACGCCATCAAAGGTAGGAATAGAATCACGTGCCATAAATATCACGCTCCAATCTGTGATGTTGTGCTGTCAAGCTCCCAGGGAGGGCCAGGTGATTCCCAAGGAGCAATGGAAATATCATCCGAGACAAACCATTCAAAGTCGCCATACGAGCTGATTGACTCAACAGCATCGTCTACGAGCTTTGTATAGTAGTCAAGGTCGACAACTTTTTCGGGCATGTTGGGATACAGAACCCGAATCATCTCACTTTCGAGCCATTTAAACCCGGAAGTACCAGTAACGGACACGAACTTCGAAGTCCCATCGTCGTTATCCCGTTTGCAAAGAAGATCGCCACCTCCAAATCCATTAGATACCGGAGTGAACTGACCAACTCTACCAACGAAAATATAATTGTGCTCGCCTTCAGGGAGTCTCTCGTTCTTATCGAGATAGATGGCTCCTTTCTGAACGCTCTTGGTCTCGCACATATCATCGAAGACGATGGGTTCTTTCGAGAACAGAGTCTTGAATACGTAAGGAACTGCGAACTGAGTACCAGTAGCAGTCCACTTTCCGCTTTCTTCCGCGTTATCGCCAGGTACATACCCATAGCGAGCCTGACACCAGTCGCTGGTAGCAAACCGAGCAATATAAACCGCGTTGTTGACAAGACACATCTTAGCATAGGTCGCTTCGTGCTCAAAGGTGTAACCATAGCTCTTAGCAAAGTCCATGCAGAACTTGATAATCTCAGGAGTAGCACCAGGGATCTTGATGGAGTCGGTCTTGATATGGGCCACCTTGAAACCTCTTGCCATAACCTCATCCTGCAAGGTCTTCATGAACAATGCGCCACGCAGAGCAACAATGTTATTGACGTTGCGAGCATCTCTGAAGGGATTATCGAAGCTCGCGCTAGTCAGACCGTACACGGAGTTGATGGCAATCTTAAGGGCTTGAGCCAACGCTTTTGCCTGCTTGGGGTCATCAAGGTACTTAGAAAGTCTTCCGCTGAAGAGCTGCTTTGCCTTATCGTATTCTTTATGCTTCACCAGAATACGAGTATCGAGAATATCTTTGAAGTTCTTGGTGTAGTCACCGAAGAAGTTAAGCTGGATGATGCTATTAGGATGCAGACTAGCAACGTCCATCAGACCCACTTCGGCATACATACCGGGTTCGGCATAAACATACCCGCCAAGACCGAGATCCACACCGCGATACATATTGTGCATGCGGCCATCGTCTTTCTCACCAGGACGATTGAGTCTACGGAATTCATATCCATCGAACTTGTTCTTGGGATTATAGGTTCCGTCAGTAGACATGCCCGTGGAGAGATCGGTATAGACGAGCTGAGGATGCTTGTTCTTGCCAAATATAATTCTGGTGGTCAGGGTATTGGTTGTGTCATTGACGGTCATGTTCGCGATATCGGCCAGAATCTCGCGAGCAACAAAGTCTCCCTGACGGTCATTCCAAGTAGCCTCAGTTGCTTCGACATCGTTTTCACAATATCCAGCAACCTCATCCCACCTATCCTCTGGAACGTTCTGATCCCAAGGAATGCCGAGTTCCTGATGGTGAATGCCCAGGTCAATCTCGAACTTCTTCAGACTTTGCTTCTTGGCGCTGAAGTCGTAAATATCAGTGTAGCTGAGGTTATACGCTTCGCCAAAGAAACCCTGCTTGTTGTTGATGATGTTCTGGGAAAGACCGTACAACTCCTGGTTGTTGAAACCAATGAGCCGTGCGTAAAGCATATGGTTATCGTACTTGCGGTTATTAAAACCAACAAGCCTATACTTGAGCAGGGTCTCGATATCAGAGGACGTAGGATTAATCATCTTTACGACCTTCTTCTCTTTACCCTGGAATTTCCAGCACACGACAAACAGGTTCGGAAACACTTCACAGTCGAAGAATATAATTGGTGCATTAGAAGTGATTGGTCCATCATCTTCACGGTCTTTCGACTTGAAGTGCATGATACCAACTTTCTTCACACAGTATTCTGCATTATGGCTACTACTAGCAGCAAAAGCAGCAATGACGTTACGCATGTCGCTAACGTCATAACTGAGCGAAGAATTGTATGCATCATTAAGGATCTTCTCAATGAAGTCGATTGAAGGCTTGGTATAAGGATGATACTCCTTGCGAAGATTCCTTTCAATCATTGCCCTCAAAGCGGTTTCCGATTTAATCTCCTTAATACTCTTCACCGCTTTTTCTCCTTTCAAAGGTAATCCAGACGATAACGAGGAAATATCAAGGTTGTTGCATTTGGTGACCATCCTGCGCAAAGACGATTTGCCAGTGAAGACCTTGACCTCAATATGTTGTTCGTAGATTCTAGAAAGACTATTGACATCCCCTTTGTAAATATAATGCAGATGAACGCCCGCACCCGATTTACTAAGCTCAGCATAGGTAGCAGGCCATTTCGAAGCTGCTCGGAGATTAGCCTCGAGATCTTTGCTACCATCCTTTGCCGGAATATCAAAGTCAATCACTATATGATTCTCCGGAACTTTCACATAGTGAAGCTTTGACGTATCCAAATCTTTCAGTGTAGTAGTTACCTTTTCCCATGCTTTATAAGGGGTACCTTCCTTATTGGCATACTGGGCAGGGCAATCCTGGCAAATATCATCTAGAACCGAGTGCTGTACTGAGAGATTAAGCCATTCAGGGAATTCGCTTTTCTGAACTTTAGGTTCTTCAGATTCATCCTTCAGTTCGGGGTCTGCAAACTTCTCAGTTTTGAACCCGCTATAGTAACTACGAATACGAGTTCCATCCTCTTTGGTCAGACGTTCATCGTACCTCTTAAAATACGTCCTTAATTCCTCTTTGAATACTCTTTTGTTCATGGTGTATTGTAAACCTGCAGATTCGCAATACGTCTTGTACATTTCCCATGCGACTTTCAGACTTACTCCATCTTCATTCTTGAACATATAGTAGGAGTCAAGCATGAAGTTATAGAAGTCATTAGTTGCGTTGAGCATTCTCGTAGGAATATAATTGTCGTACTTGTGCTTGTCGGACTCATAGACCTCTTTACAATGCAGAGCAATGCCACCAAGCTCGAACTTGATCTTCCCGATAAGAGTGTAATATCTATCGGAAGGAATCTTGCGTCGAGAAGGTTCAACGTCGATAAGTCTTCGAATGATGCCAGACTTGGAATCGGTAATTCTTACCGGCTTGTTAGTGCCCATAAACAGAAACGACTTAAACCGGTTGACGTACGCAGACTTAAACTTCTCGTTAATCATCATCTGCTCATGAGATACGAGAGAGTTAAGCTTTGTATTGTCTTCAATCCGGCTCAAATCGCCATCATGTTCAATAGCCACAAGCGGGTTACTTCTGAACGCTTCCAGCGCAAATGCATTTGACGCAGAGGTTAATGCCTTTGAATCAAATATCGAGTAGTAACCTTCGAACAGCTGCTGAATGATGTTCAGAACAGTAGACTTACCAGAACCAGGTTCGCCATAGAGTACGATGAACTTTTGAATTACTTTGGAGTCGCCGTTGACAATGCTACCGATAGCCCACTCCAACTTAGTTCTGTCATCAGGGTCATAAAGCGTACTCATGATTTCTTCATATGCGGGGATAGGAGTGGGTTCCAAAGGATAAGGGAGTCTCTTGGACGCATACATCTCCTTGGTAACAGCTGTATTCGAGAATATCAGCATGTCATCAAGAGGATGAAACGAATCGCGAAGCTGACTTTGACAATACTTGTGCCAAATATCAATCATACCACTTTCGGCATCCCACATATGCAGGACCCGATGATTCTCGCCAAGAGCTCCTCTATTCTCCTTTTCGAACTCGTCAAGCTCATGGTCGATGAGCCTGATTGCGTCTCCTTCGTTAGTGGACCAAAGTTTTCGTTCTTCAATCCAGATAGCATAGAAGTCACCGCCTCGAATCATGAGATCGCTTGATTCTTTGATGATGAACTTGGGGTATACTTCGATCAACCCCTTGCGAGTTCTAGTCGCAACCATCATGAAATCAAGCATTCAATGCGACTCCTCCTTTCTTACGACAGTTTTTAGATTTGATTATTGCTGAGCACAGTGTGGATGTATGCGTGCATCTGATACCAAATATCAAGCTTTCGCATATCGAAGTTCGGGTCGGTGATATACTCTTTCGGAATACAGAAGAGCCCACCTTCGCCATTGTAAGAATATCCACGAGCATCGAACCGATCCATGACAGCACGAGCCTTCTCAACATCAAAGCTGTTGTCGGACATATGGTTGAGACCCAGGGAACAGACCATCTCCCAGAACCACTGGCCAGTTCTGTCGCCATAGTCATCGTCAGACATGATGCTGTCCTCCATGCGATAGGCAAGGGCAACCATCATCTCAAGCATATTGGCACCAGCGGAAATATCTTTGATGTCGGTAATGCCGGTCTCATCCGCGAAACGACGGCGCATGGCGAGAGCGTCACTTGCACGTGCTTCATCTTGAATAACGGTAGGTACGAAGGGCTCGTTGAAGAGGAACGTGAACAGCATGTGATACCGAACATTATTCAGGTTCTTGTCTTCCCACACAAAATGCACCAGCCAGTCTAAATACTGCGTGACACAGGCATCGTAACGCATTATTTCTCGCCTCCTTCCATATTGTTGAGATCGTACTCTTCATCGTCGACCCAAAAGTGGACACCGTCGCCGCAATCCTCCTTGGGAAGCTCACGAGCTGCAGGGTCCCAACCCCACACTTCCTCGAAAGTCTTTGCAGAACGGTCAACCTGGTAGTCCTTCTTGTATACATGACTGCGAATGTAGACGGTATCGGGCTCATAGCAACCCATGTACTTGAGGGAATCAGGTCCCAGGATTTTTGCGGTGTCCTCCATGAGCTCGCCACTTTTGTCATAGGCCACCCAACCATCTGCAAAGAGTGTGAGAAATCGGGGCTCAAAGTTCGGATTCTGGCCGAAGTCATCGGGCTTAATAATTTCGTACATGACATTCCCCTCCGCATCGGTGGTGTCGTAAACGGAACTGCCGTCTTCACGCTGAAGATTCAGTTTCTCCATAGCAAACTTAATACCTCCTTCGCGAACTCTGTCCTCGAAAGAATCTTCGCGATTCTTATCCTTGGCCTGATAGAACTCACGCATATCGTTGACTTCTTCGTCAGCCATATCGCGATACTTCTTCTCGAGCTTCGCGTTAACAGTCTTGTAGGTAATGCCGGCACCAGCAAGAGCGCCAATGCCGAATGCCACAACGATAGAAATGATGTTAGACAGTTTCATACTAATTCTCCTTATTGTAAAATATCATTTAGATCTTGTCGATGATGTTACCATCGCAGTTGAAGTGCAGCCAGATGTTGGGCTCATAACCTTCGAGGAAGGCCTGCTTGATGGGGTCGTCGCTGTAGATACCGAAGTCGATGAAGGAATCGATGTCGGGATTGGTCGGGTCGTAAATCCAACCAGCAAACTGACCAATCTGAGTACCACGCATGCCGATGGAGTCAAGAGCCTCGTTCAGGAACAAATATCCACGAGTCTTGAGCTTCTTCATGCAGGAACGCTGAGCCTGCAGCAGGGTAATGCGGTTGATTTCGGGGTCTTTCTCCCAAGTAGTAGGAGCGTTGTTTTCATCGAACAGGAAGGTGTAAGGGTCGTCGGTCTTACCGTCATGCTCTTCGCCTTTGACGGTAGTGTTGTTGCCATCCTTATCGGTAGCGGAAATATCAACGGCCTTGATGCCAGTCTCAATTTCCTTCTGAACGTCATCACCAAAGCGCTCTGCTACACGAGCCTTGTACTCCTCAAACGCCTTGGAGACAGCAGCGTAAGCCGCAACCGCAGCACTGTAACGCTTCTTCATGATGACGTGAGAGCCAATCATGCAACCAAGGCCACCACCAATGAGCAGAATGGCAGGGGCGTAGAGCTTGAGAACCTTGACGGCAGTCTGGACATATACGATGACAATATCACGGTCAGCATCGTCTTCGGTGTAAACAGCATCCTCGGGGGTTTCGAGGGTACCATCCTGAACACCATGAATCATCTCGAGGGTCTTGTCGGCCTCCTCCACAATGGGAGGAACCTTCAGAGTAGCCTTGCATGCGGCAACAGTACCAGCAACGATACCAACCGCACCAACAGCAATGAGAATTTCGGGGGAATGCTTCTTGACCTTGAACATGGCCTTGTGAGCAACGCGAGAAGCGGTCTCAACGAAGTTATTGAATTTCATAAATATAAATCTCCTTTCACTTATTCACAGACTGAGACTTGGGGAAGTGAATACGGTAAACCTTATGGCCAAGGTGGTAAGCAGAGTAGACGAACGCGCCATCGAGATCCGACCAACCGCGATCGCTCCCGTAAGAGTATGCAGGGAACTTGGAGTAGCCAAGCTCGTCAGCGAAGTCAAGAATATCAGCGACGGACACCCAATCGTAGTCCTGCAGAGTCTTCTTGGCCTTCTCGAGAATATCACGAGCATCCGAGATGGTCTCATACTTAATCTCGGACAGAGCCTTGACAGCTTCGTCTTCATCGTTCCGACGAACGATAGTGAAGTTATCGGCGAGGGTCCTGGCAACCACAACAGCGCCAATACCAGCGAGCATATTGGAAAGCAGCTTGTTCATAAATATAATCCTCCTATTACTTAATCACAACGGCCTTGGGCAGAATGATGATGAATCCGCCATTGATGGCCTTAATATCAGAGCCACGAAGGTCGTACCAACCATACTTGTTGTCAGTCCATTCGGTGCTGATGCCTGCGAAGTCGTAGTAATCAGCAACCGTAACCTTGCCATAGGTAGCAAGAGTCTCGAACATGGCATTCAGAACACCCTCGGCATCCCTACGAGACGTGAAGTGCAGGCTACGATAATCCCTAGAAGGATTTGCCTGCTGATTATAGTCAGCGGGAACCTGATTGGAAGCGTACGAGGGTGTATTCCAGCTATAGAAGCTCGCCAAGGAATTAGTGCCCGGACGAGCAACGTTAGACGAATTGAAAAACGTGTTGTACGGACGATTCGCGGGGCCAACGCCATTCGAGTAGAACACCATGTTAATGGCATTCATAAGAGAGTTGACGAGAAAATCACGCCCGGCAGGAATGAGCATGTCGTACACGATGGTGTGCCCAACCTTGGAGAGGTCGTTAGGGAGAAACGATTTTGCAAGTTTCTGCAAACCATTCTTCTTTTCGACCGTAACCTTACCCTTGACTACTTTCTCCTTGTGAGGTTCGCTTTTGGCGGTTTCAGTAGTCTTAGAAGTGTTATCGGGAGCATCCGCGGCATGAGAAGCGCTCGGGATGTTATCAAAATCAACTTTAGCCATGCATTACCTCCAAAAATATAAAGCTAAGAGCCTATGTTGCCATAAGCCCTTAGCCTTTGTTAAACCTTAATTGTTACTCCTCAGCACCATCATCGTCAGAGTGCTCAACGGATTCCTCGCTGTCAGTCGGAACGGCCTCATCGTAGTCCTCGGCAGCGTCGTCCGCCTGCTCCTTGACCTTCTTGGCCATCTTGCTGCGGATGAACTTCATCGGAGTGTGACCACTCTTGACAGCCTTCGCAATGCCAACACCTGCAACGACCACCACTGCAACACCAGTGATGATCAGTCCAAGTGCTTTCTTGACGTTGGCGTCCTCAGTAGTCTCACTGGACGTATCCATCACATCAGCAGGATTGACCTCGACAGTCTCGGGAGCGGGCTCAACGGCCTCGTTCTCCATAGAAGTCTCGTTCATCATAACATTCATGTCTTCCATTTTTGTTACCTCCAAATATAATTGTGTTTAAGAAGAACCCTTATAGTCCTCCATAATAGAAGATGTAAATTTCGCGAATTTTTACTGCTCCATATCCTTGATATGCTTCATGAAAGCAGCCTTCCGAGGGACAACAGAAGCAGCCTCATAAATGGTAACGCCGAAAACCACAACGCCGATAATAGCAATACCAATACCAAACAGCTTATTCATAAATATCTTCCTCCTTCAAACGCTCAAACACACAGTTGGTCGGCAGCGTCCTCAAAACCGTTGACGTAACCGACATAGCGTGCCATACCAATGGCAGCAACAACAGTAACAACAGCACATGCAGACGTAATCGCCGACATTGCATTGTTGGTTTTCCGAACACCAAACTTAACGTACGCGGACTTAACAATCTTGGCCATCATAGTCATCATAAATATCATTCTCCTTATTTTGATTCTTAGTAGAGATTCCCGTCGAGGAACTCGAGCTGGGCACGGACGTAGCTTGCAGCATTGCGGAGAATGGACTCCATCTCCCGGAGCACAGCAATCTTCTGCTCGCGAGTAAAGCTGTGAGCGTACTCCTGCGGATCGCACAGACTCGTGAGTACCAGCTTGAATACCTTCTGAGCGATGCGAGTGTTGCGAGTGGTGTCGTAGACGACTTTAGTAATGTTTCCCATAATTATACTCCTTCTAAAAATATAAAGCGGAAAGCCTATGTTTCCATAAGCCTTCCGCCTTTCGGTTAGTTTCTCATCTCTTCGATGGAGTTACAGATTGTTCTTGACACAATACTGAATGAACTTTGTCGACTCATCGGGATTGTACCCCTTAAGGCAGTTAATCACGTACTGTGTGCCGTCGATCCTACCAAGTTTGTATGCAGAGCGTAAGCCCACAAAGCAAACCAGCATAGCACCTCCGACCTTAGCACCTGTCAAAAGTGCCTTCTTGGCAACCTCCTTGTAGTCGATAGTCTTCTCAGTGTTTTCGTTCATAATTGTTACCTCCATAAATATAAATGAGAGGACCTCCCTCCCATAATAGACGATGAAAATTTCGCGAATCCTTAGTAAGAATGCAGCGGACGAGGAAGCTGGACATACCCAATAACCAGAGCCGGATTGCCCTTCTCATCGAGCCTCGAGGAGTACGAAATGTCCAAATATCCAGTGTCGATACTCCACCCAAGGTCGTCACCAAGAAGCACACTGTCGAGGCCAATCATGTTGAACCAGTCATTCTCACTCATAAAGCACTCGTCTCTCATGAGTCGATTCATTTCATTGACCGCTTTTTCAATAATATTCTTATTGGAAGGGAAATATCTGCCGGTAAGTGAGTCGTAGCACTTGATGCAGTCTTCGTCAATGATAACAATATCATTGGACTTTGCTTTGACAGGCTGAGGGACTGCCAACTGAACATCCGCCTGAGCTTTCTCGCGAATCTCATCAGCCTTTTCTTTGCCGACAATCTCCTCGGCTTTCTTGGTGTAGTTCTTGAGCGCGGTTTCGCTCATGGTATATGCAGCCGTAAGAACCGCATTCCGATGCAGACGAATGCTGGATGCACCAACGATGCACGTAACACCAATACCGGACGCAACAATGGTGCGCAAATATCCAGGCACGATAATCTTGACCTTCTCCTCAGTTTCAAGAGGAGCTTTCTTTGTTTCCTCCTTGTCCTTGAGAAGCTTCGTGACCTTAGGAGTATCCTGGATGGCGAAGACAGTTGCACTAATCATACTGGCAATGCCTGCGGCCACCAGAATCTCGGGTGAACGCTTGACAGTCTCATCCTTGATACGGTTGATTAACGAATTGAGTTTCATTTTAGTTCTCCTTTCAAAATATAAAGCGGAAAGCCTATGTTTCCATAGACCTCCGCCTTTGTCTTAGAAGTGATTCGTTCTACGCATAGTGTCGAAGCGTTCTTGCTCCTCCAACTCGCATTTCCGCTTGAAAGCCTTAAACTCTTTCCACTCTTGGCTCAGCCGAACGGGATACGTAATAACCTTAGCCACGTCGTAAGCAGCTGTCAGCAACATGCCTTTAACAAGCATCTTGCAAGCAGCCCCAACTTCGTCACCGAGGTCATTCGTAAACCGTCTAGCTTCCATGTGTTCACGGTCAAAGCTCTCAAAATCAATACCAGTTTTACGCATAATAATTCTCCTTTGTTATGGTAGTGTGTATCCTTCCATAATATAGGATGAAAATTTCGCGAATGATGAAAGCAAAAGGGGCATCACTGCCCCTCGTACTTTTCGGCGAACTTCTTGTTCACCTTATCTTCGATGAGTTCATCCATTTCCTGGCTGGATGCCTTACTGTTTGCAATATCGGCCGCAAACGAGCAAAGCATTCCAATACCAGCAAGTGCCATGCCAATCATCTTCAGATAGTTAGTTTTCATAGTTATTCACCTCCATAATACAAGATGAAAATTTCGCGAATTGTCAGAACGGAACGTCACCATCCATGTATGAATCGGACGGGTTCAAGATAGGACTGATGACATAGCATACGGTGCCATCGCCAATGTTGGTAGGATTCGCCGTAATATCAAGCCAACAATAACCAAGCCACTCACTCAACATCTCATCATTCCATCCGAGGTGATGTCCCTCGTCAGTTTCTGCGATGCCAAATGCACGATAGAAATCGTTAAGCGATGCATACGAGGATACCTGAAGCTCACGATTAACGTAGTTCACAGCTTCCTCAAACTTATGCATTGTAGAGTCAAAATATCTATCGGCGAACATATCGTAAAACAGGACCTTGTCGTCATCAAACTCGTCCTCTTGTCCCTGTTCAATAGTCACTTCGTTGGCAATATCTTTGTCAACCTCAGGCCCAAGCTTATCGGCAATCTTCTTGCGGTATGCCTTGTAGCCTTGGTCAACAAATGCATACGCCGCCGCTAACGACTTCTGCTCCTTGCTCGAGAGTACGTTAGCAGCTACGATGCAGGAGATTGTGCCTGCACCAAGAATCAAAGTCGGAATATAAATCTTCCAGCAATCTTTGACGATTTCCTCTTTGGTAATCTCAGGCTGGTCAATGCTGGAGACTTTCTTCCATTCTTCGCGGTCTTTCTTCTTTTGCTCTACAACTTCTTTGGCCTTGAGAGTTGCATGTGCGGCTTCAATCGAAGTTGCAACCAGACCGACTGTTGCCGCAAATGTAAGGATGCCCGTCGCATGCTTCCTCGCAAAGTGGTATACTGCCTTACCAATATCAATGTTGTTCATACTAATTCTCCTTTATTCCATTTTAATAAGCTTGTAGAAATCGTGCTCGGACGCATCAACCGAAACATTTGCACGAATCTTTATCTTTCCATTTTCCGAGTGCTCAAGATAGAAGTTACTCAGCTGAATAGTGCTCCCGGTGAACCCCGCTTTCTTAAGAAGCTTGTTGAGAATCATCGAGATTATCGTAGATGCGAACCCCGATTTGAACATAACTACGTCATCCATATCATTACCTCCAAATATAAAGCTAAGAGCCTATGTCTCCATAAGCCCTTAGCAGTCAGGATTATTCCTCGTCTCCTTCGAGATCTTCGTCAGGGAAGCTAGCGTCATCCATGGCCTTCGCCGAACGGTTAACTTTCCACGTTCCGAAGGCAGTGAACGCTGCGGTAATCGCAAGCGACACTACTGCCATCTTAGCGCAGTCACCATACGTAATGGGTCGTGCCATAAACTTCGCAATTTTCTCTTTCATAATAATTCTCCTTTCAGATTACAAAGTGTGTATCCTTCCATAATATAAGCTGAAAATTTCGCGAATCCCGAAAAAAAGAAGGTTGAATGAATTGAACATTCTCTAACGGATTCTTTCCGTTGTGCAACCGTACACCATTCCTCCCATAATAGAAGATGTAAATTTCGCGAATCCTGAAAGCTAAGAGCCTATGTCTCCATAAGCTCTAGCCTGGTTTTTACGCAAGAACATTCAGTTCTTTCAAAATATCAGCAAGTCTTTCTCCCGATCTCTTGCGAGCATCAATCACAAGCCACTCGTCGTTAGTGAGTTCACGACGAAGTTTCCAATAATGACCAAGCGATCTGTCATAGCAATAAAGCTCTTTTAGATCCTTTGCTTTCTTGAGCCTGTCTTGCTGAGAAACCATTCTTGCAATTTGCATAATGGTTCCCACAACAACAGGTGTCGCAGCAGCAATAGCAGCTATCTGAGCTTTATGATCTTCAACAAACCACTTAGCTTTATTTACCTTTTCGTAAACCCAAGCTCTGCGATCAGCTTTCTTCTTGTTGTTCACAAGTTCATCATAATCATAAACTTTACTCATTTTGAATTCTCCTTTATTCAAAGTGTATTTCTACCATAATAGAAGCTGTTTATTTCGCGAATAAGGAGAAAAGCGAAAGGCTATGACTCATCATCATAACCTTTGCTCTAGAAACCTCACTTAATTCTTCTTAAAAACCTCTTTGAAGCATTCCATCATCGTCTTGGACGAGAAGGTTCCTGTCTCTTCGAACTTAAAGCCCTTCGCCAACCATTTACTTCTCAGGCCCCAACCGATTGCAAATGTTCCAAGCGTCACACCAAAGCCTACCAGTTGCAGGATTCTTGCATCTCGTGCCCTAATCCGTTCATTCTTATTATCATTACTAGCTTTAAGCTCGTCAATATCAAGCTTCCGCTGGTTCAGATAATAGTCATTCTGGATTTTGGAATCTTCGATGCTGAGATCCTTCTCCTTGACACGCATCTGATGCAACGCCTGAATGTTCTTAATCAGGTCTTTTGCCTCATCCGCATTAGGGTCCAACGTACCGAGCTTTGTCAATTCGTTGAGCAGTTCCTCATCAATCTTCGTAACGATATCTGTATTATTCATAGTAATTCTCCTTTCAGAATATCATTATGGTTTCCCATAATAGAAGATGAAATTATCGCGATTTCACGTTAGGCTTCTGGTTCCAGACACATTCGAGCGAAATACTGTCCTTGCCTATAAACTTGCTAGGGTCCTCGTCAAGCATCAAGAATATGTGTATCGTGTCACTCTCATCCGGTTCCTCGTAAAAGAACAACTTGCCCATAGACTCCTCTTCGCTTGCACTCGAATTGGCAACCCCAACAAAATATCCAAGGAGCACTCCGAGTGTGCAGATCACAATGGCAACCGTAACGCTAATCATACGTCATCCTCCTCACAACCAGCATCGGCAATGTCGGTACGGACAAGGAAAGTCTTGTCGCCTTTTCCGCAGACACTTACCGGGCAAGGGTAATACCGGTCAATGACATTATTGAGGGCCAAACGAATGCTTCTCGGGGTGTCGCCGAGTTCTCGCTCAAACTGAGGGTCGTAGGTCATACACTTCTGGCCAGACTCTACGAATTTCTCGAGTTCCTGAATACGGTTCTTGCTCCAAATACTGGGGCCGGGTTTACGTCCTACTTTCATAGTTAAAGTCTCCTTTCAAAATATAAAGCGGAAAGCCTATGTTTCCATAGACCTCCGCCTTTTAGGTTAAATATCAGTTCTCTCCAAAATCAGTTTGTTGTTACGTTCGTGAACGCTGATGGGGTAATTGCCGGATGTCCTAATCGCCTCACGTAATGCGTTGCCTGCCGAATGAATGTTCTTATACTCGTCGCCGATGAGTACCTCAACGTACTTCGAGTTAAGAGACATCACATAGTCAAGCTCTTCGCACAACTTATGATAGCGATTACGGTTATCCAAAACAAGTTCATCTGCGTTTGCTCTTCTGTAATTCATACATAAACCTCCTTTAGTTAGAGACACTATCCATGTCCCCTTCATAAAAGGAGATGAAATTTTCGCGAATTCGAATTTAATAAAAGATGCGGAGTTTTTTACGCCCCGCACCTTTTTTCTTACTTCAATGCTATGTCGAACACCCTTGGAACAATATCAATAGTATTGCCCAGAATGCTTTCGCTGATCTCTAGAATCGACATCCCATAATCTGCCAGTAGATTACACACCCATTCCTCGGCGTCAATCCAATACTGAGGTTTCACGAACAGATGCAGTTCTTCTAGAAGACCAAAACTCGACATAGCAGCATGCCCAATCTCGTGGACAGTAACTTTGCGAAGTAGCTCACCAGATAAACCCTCGTAAATATAAATCTTATGCAAACGCATATCGGTTGTGGCAAGCCTTACGTTTCCAGTCCTATCCACGAGATACGGGCTGCTATTCGGAACGTAATATACCTTCCAGAGAATATCATTCAGGTAAAAACGTTCCATTACTGTTTAAGTGGGCATCTCGCCAACGAGCTTGGTGAGGTCGGACTTCATGCGCTTACGCATATCAGGATCTGCAGTTTTGTAGATCTCCCGAACGCTGCCCATAACGTCCATCAGATGCTCGTTAGCGTACATCTCCATCATATCCTTGTCAGCCTGAGATTTGCTCTCGGAGTAGTGCCGACGAGAATCGATGTATTCGCGATAAGGTTTGCCGTAGCGCTCGTCCGAAGAATTGTCGCTAGAGCGGTCGTCACGAGACATCTTGCGACCAGGAGTGTACCCAGCACGCTCGTACATCTCGTCCTCGAAGGTATCAGGGTCGCGTACCCATCTCTTGATGCGATCACGCTGCATTCCCCGCTTACCCATACGAGAAGCTTCACGAGGAATATAACCGTAGCGATCCTCTTCATCGCCACGCTCATCGGCATCCTTCATCGCTTTGACGATACTTGCATAGTAGCAAGATTCCCATTCGTTCTTCTCGGCGTCGGTAAGATTCTTCTTCGCCTCGCTGAGATCCTTAATAATATCAGCCACCTGGCCTGCCTCGTGGGTGTCGAGATTATTAAGGCCCTGGTTCGTAGCGCTTTTGAGGCCATCGGTCATGATGTCGAGAAGCGTACAAATCTTCTCGAGGGTCATTTTCCCATCATTGTCATGCATCTTGTAGCCTCCTTAGCACTTGACGAGTCTTGCGGAGAAGATAGGATTTGCACCAATAGTCAGGGCGGTCGTACCTGTATTGGTAACAGTAAGCCTATCGTAATCCCCGCAGCAGTTGGTGAGGTAGAACGTGCGTTCGACGGCATTGAGAGTGCCCGCCGTAGCCGTTTCAGAAATGATTGTGGACGGAGGATAGGTAACACCTCCCATCGCAATACTCAACTGCGCCGTACCAGCTTCACCGGAAGTACCGATGTTGCCAGTAAAACGAACCTCGTACGTACCACAGCACCGAAGTTTGATGCTACCGGTACTGGAGCGAGTGCAAGTGTCGCAGCCAGTATGAAGAAGTACGGTATCGAAAATGGCAGTCTGGCCGGGCTGGAGAGTGAGTTCAGCGCTATTGGAGAGCTCGATCACTGTCTTTAGACCCCCTTTCTAAACCATTTTGAATTAACCGCAGCACTGGCTGGGGCAACAGTTAGCGTTCTGATAGGAAACCTGCTGATTGCAGCAGAAAGGATTCGCCACAATATAAGCAGGCTGCGGGCACGGACGAAGCTGGTTGACGAGGTAAGTGTTCTGATTGGCCTGACTCTGAGCGAGATTGAGCGCCTGAACCTGACTACGCAGGGCGGCGATAGTCTCGTCCTTATCCTGCATCCGGTAACCGACAATCTCATCATGCAGAGCCCGATAGTTGTCGTTCTGGTTCTGCATCAGAGCCTGCGTCTGATTGGCAATGGCAACCTGAATTGCGTTACCCTGCGTTGCCAGATTATAGCCAACCTGCTGGAAACCAGTCCGATTCTCGCAGCAGCAATTTGCAAGCTGAGTAGCCAGAGCATTGGTGTTCTGCATATTGGCCACCGTATCAGACTGAATTGCCTGCTGGAGAGTAAAAGTGTTCTGCATGGCATTCATGGCGCTATTCTGGATAGCACTCTGGACACCATTAAAACCGGTCAGCATGGAATTGTTCATGGCATAGAAGCCGTCGGCAAGGCCATTCTCAAGACCATTCAGCTTGTTGGTAACACCCTGGTTGTCAAAGCCGCGCTGAATATCACCAACAGTAGCGACAGCCGCTTCACACCCATAGCCATTACCGCCGCGCATACCAGCACCGCCATAGCCAAAGCCACCATAACCGAAGCCACCGAACAGGGCCATCAGGATGATGATAACCCACCAACCTTCGCCGAAGCCATAACCGCCAATGCCATTCATCATGCCATAACCTCCGTTGTTGCAGCAACCATCATTGTTACGAACGACGGCAGCAACATCCGCTGCGCTGAGACCATTAGAACCGAACATAGATTTACCTCCTCACTGGTAAATATCAAGCGTTTCTTACGAATATGCTTAATCTATGCTCTTCAGAGTCGATTGCGCGCATTACCGATAACCTCAAAGCATAGATTGCGCCTAGGTTATCGGTGGGTGAAGAACTGCATTGCCTGCTTGCAAGCATCTTCGGGAGAAATCCCATAAGTCTTGCAAAGGTTCATGGCAATTTCCTCACCCTTTTTACTGTCACCCGTCTGAAGGCAGGTGAACAAGTTTTGGGCCAGAGGGTTTTTGGACAGCTGGGGGTCATTCCTCAGCTTATTCATCATTCCGCTGATAAGAGGATTGTTCATCGGAACCTGCATTATTCACTGCCTCCTTCTTCTGATACGGACGATGATAACGATTGTTCTTAGCAATCATCTTTTTGATCTCGTCAAGTTGCTGTTTAATGGCCGCATAACCTTCATTTTGATTTGCAGGAATATCGCCAGCAACCGTTTCCGGAGTCTCAAGGGTAAATTTAACGGTGTTGATGCGCCCTTCCCCAGTGAAATACTTGAGGTAGACAGCCGACCCATCGTTCAGAGGGAATACCGCAATGCTCCCATCGTTAGGAACTTCATTGGGCCGGATTTCATCAGGGGTGTTTACGATTCTGCCAGGAATTACAGAATAGCTAGGCTGCATCTGCATGGGTTGAACCTGCGGAACCTGAGTCCTGTAGACAGGCTGATTAATAGGCAGCCCATTGTACATAGGGTAGCCCATATTGTTCTGAGGCATAACCGGCTGAGGATAACCGAACTGATTGTTCAAAATATCACTTCCCCTTAAGCGCTTTCAGTTCCTTATCCGCCTTAATGGCAGCAGGAGTGAAGGAGTTATTCTTCCACCAAGCAATCAGACCAAAGATCACAGTTGCCCCAGTGGTCACAAGGGTATTGACCTGATCGTTGGTAATGGGCAGCGGAGAATGACCCGTTGCGTTCAGAACCTGGTTAGCCAGAGCCAGGAAGAAGCACAAGGTACGAACCACGGTGCCAACAGAGATATCGCCAAAAAGCTTTCGGAAAATGTTCTTAATTGCGCTCATCATTCATCGTCCTTTCCGTCATCAATAGGGAGTTTGAGGATTCTCTCATACAGGGCTGTACCAGTACCATTGCCGCCGAGCTTATGATAGTTCTCATAAATTCGTTCGACATTCTTGAGCTCTTCCGTACTTACACGATTCTGCTCCATAAGACGCTGGCACTCTTTGTAAAGCTCGAGATGAAGAACTGCCCGAACGCCAAGTTTAATGGCTTCGGACTCTTCCTTCTGCTGCGTAAACTTCTTAGAGAGTCTTGTATAAGCCCCTGTAAGAATCGCCGTTACAATGGTCAGTATGCCCTGTAATAGATACTGAGAAATCATTTCTTCCAAGGGCTATTCCTCCTCAACCGTTCCAGCGAGATTTGGTAGCACGAACGTCAACATGAGTAAAGGTAGAATATCTACCAATACCACCAGTGTTGGGCATCAGAGTTTCGACGTATTCGGCGACTTTGCTCGGGGCTACGCCAGAAACCTTGATGTCGGCAGCCTTACCATAGCAGTGCTGGGAATATGTTGCACCGCCAACCTTCTTGTTGTGGCTGGCAGTACGAAACGCCGAAGTGATGGTCACAGCTTTGCCGAAGTGGTCGCGAACTTTCTGCAGAACATCGACCAGGTCCGAATCAATAAAGATTGGATCGGTATCATCCTGGCAACGAAACTCGCGAACACGAAAGTTCTTCGAGAGGAACTTGGTTCCGTCTTTTGCGTAAGAGTAAGCATTGATAGCCATAGGGTATCAATCCTCCTTCTTTGTAGTTATAGCGATCAGGAAAATTCCATTTTGAATTATTCCTTAGGGCTTATGGCTGCCTTCCTGTCGGAGATCGCTTTGTTGAGCTTGTCATATTCCTCGTCGGAAAACCTATGCGCCATCAAGTGGGCATAGGTGATCCGCGAAGAAATACTGTCAAGCGCCTCGATCGTGGTTGCCTTGGCGATCCGATCGGAAACAACCGAGAACAAATCAATCATGGCGCGTCCCTTTCTTTACGTAGTAGACTTATCGTCGCCAGTGCCGCCGGTCTCGTCCTTGCCGGTATCCTCGCCGGTGCCACTGTGCTCGGGTTCGTCGGTCGGGGTCAGCTGGGCAATCTTCTCATTCACCATGTCAACCAGCTCCAGATACTCGTCCATCTCAAACTTGCCGCCGATCATGAACATGACATCGATGCGCTCGGAAAGAGCTTCGAGTTCGGTTTTGGTGTTTTCCTGGTTGATGGCCATCTTGGTGACTTCAAGCAACGTCATAGTAATGCTCCTTTCTTTTAGCTCATCCGGGATTCGATGCTGTTAATCTTAGTTTCAAGATCGGTCCCATCACTCAATAAAACCGCCTTAGCAATCGTCACGGGCATAATAGGCTTACCCTCCGAATCTTGAAACTGCAAAACATTACCTCCACTAGGAAGAGTGATGCTTTGAATTCTAAACGTGTAAGTTTCCACAGCGGTATCATACCCTCCTTTCGTAGCAGTTACGGTTATGGTGTGGTCTCCTTCGCTTAAAGTAGTCGTGTCAATCTCTGTCAAAGCTTCAGTACCAGCAGCAATGGTTTGCGAGTAGTTTACTGAATCATCAACTTTAATCTCAACATTTACTGTATTGGAGCTTGGTGTACCAGCGATATAGACCTCAACAGAAAAGCCGAATGTCCCCATTTTGATTCCAAAGTTTTTTAGCGTAGGCCCTGAAATCATTAGGATATCGGATTTGATCTGATAAAGCTCGCTAGTGGTATAGGAACTTGGCGTACCAGAGTTATCTACAGCTTTCACCCTATATTGCACCGTCGTCCAGCTCGATTGAATACTTTCGCTAAAAGATCGAGATAGGCTTGATTGCACCTCATTCCATCCCGTTTGACTGTAGTTTCGCTCTAGCGTGTAATTCTGAATCGTACCGTCGCTATCAGTGGATTCTCCCCATGTGACAGTGCTCTGCCAGCCCGCAATAACTCGATTTACCGAAATATAGCTTGGAGCTGTAGGAGGTGCTGAAGCATAAACCGATACTTCATCACTGTAAATATAAGTAGATGAAGTAAAACCGATATTGTCTTTCGCCAGCGCACGAACTTGAATTTTAGAAGTCCCGCTCGGAACTTTCAAAGTTTGGGAGGTTTCTGAAGTTGTGGCAATATCAGTCCAAGGCCCGGAATCCACTTTATACTGGTAAGCATAAGAGATGGTACCGTAGCTATTGTTTATAGCATCCTCAGACTCGGTTAGCTCTATGGTTATGGTGTCATTGTATAAGATAAGAGACGGGATAGTAACCTTATCGGGGTCAATGACATCGTTATCACATGAATAATAGAAATACTCACCGCTTACATCAAAACTCGGATATTCACTGGATCTATTACTAGAAACATATCCCAACAAATCATCAGGAATCGGACTAGCGTCAGACACATAGTGATAAAATGGGTACGTGTTAGAAGTAGTATTATAATAACATTGTAGAATATACTTATTACTTTGAATGGTAAAATTCCATTTAGTATTAGTGTATCTTCTACCCACATATTCCACAATATCATCTAAATCAACGTCCGCCGATGTGTCATAGGTTGGAAATTCTGAACTAGTTCTAAATATGGCGTATGGATAGTCATTAGTGTCAGGATCGGCATATGACGTAATTTGGACCCGACCCGTTCCAGTGAATGAAAACTTACCAGTGACGTTGTTTAAGGTTGGTTCCGTAGGCAAACATACAAGCCTATTTAAAGATCCGCTTGAAGACCCAATATTAAGCGTTTGATCTATTTCATATGTATCTTTATAGTAACGCTCTACATAAGTACACTTTTCCCAAATATACCTTACGCTCATGACTCTTACCCGACAGTCTCATCATCAAGGTTTGCGACAACCAATCCGTACAAAACATTAGGTTCTCTATCTTTTACAGGGATTTCTTCGGTCATAACGACAAACCCACCGCCCATTCCACCAGAATCCTCCTGAATCGCTTCAAAGCCCTGGGCAATGGCTTCCCGCATATCTTTTCCGTAGACAGCAGTACGAATAGTGTTAATAATGCTTGTAAGATTCATTCCAGAGACCTCCTTTCGTTAAGAATTGTTACCAACGACCCACGATTTTACTGAGGAACCAACATTGTGGGCTCGCTGGGCGGTGATACCAGTAGAATAATTATCTTTTGTTATGCTATTTCTAATCTTACCAAATGTGAATTCCTTACTACTGGGGTCGTCCAATGGTTCAACAAGCTTAACGCAGGGAAGTATCATATCAATTCCATGCGGTTCTGAAATAATTCTCGTTCTGCACATGAAATCAAGATGATCCACATTTTCGCCTGCATCGGCCAAATCCACCGCTTTAACTTCAATTTCAGCTATCTCGTCTACTTTATACTCATTTGTAAAGTTGACAGCTTTGATGTCGAGATAATCTTGAGTTACAGCCTGACCATCAACATAATCATATCTTTCAAAAATACCATATTTGCTCGATAACGACGTGTTCTCAAATTGACCATAAATAAAATTAGTCTTTTTAAATATCCACCAGCCTTTTGTCGTATAACCATAAACCCGTGCTCGACTACATATTGTACTCATATCAACGTTATAGGAGATGTTTATATCTAACAAATTCTTGCCAAATTCTATGGTTTGATCGGTAAGAGGCATTTCTCCACATAAAAGATCGCCATCATCGTTAATTACTGCAAACTGTAATTCTCTACGATAAATGGTACTAGAACCAGAAGAGTTACTTTTGTAGTCCAGATAAAAGAATACATTATTTTTTACGGTTTCCAAAAATTTATCAATCAAAACCGTTTTAAACGCATCCCATGCGGACATGCAAGGAGAATCGTCAGTTCTATCATCTTGAGTCATACACTTAAATTCTATATAATTAAAGGCATCTTCGTTCATCCACGAGGCAAATCCGGAATTAAGATCGCCCATATTAGTATAAATAGCTTTACCATTTTTATATATTGTAGAATTGCAGTAATCATCAAAAAATCTATTCCAATAGCATAAATATTCAGTGACACCATTATTTTGATACTCAACAAGTATGTCATTCCAATTTATATACTTATAATCATCATTTAGATAGCTAAGAGCTCCTTCGCAATAGATATGCTTGTTGAGATTAAAATCAATGTCTATTTGAGTAATTCGACCTTCCCATATCATTTTGCCATCTCTAAATACTTCAATGACACCTAAAATCAGAGTTAGTAAATTGTAGCCTTGATTGGATGTGGGAATATCGGCTTCGAAACTACCAGCTTCATTAACCTCTCTAATTAAAACCGGATCATAAATAATAAGAGAATTATTGGTATTAACTTGAGACGTATCATATATCAATGTTCTGTTTAAGTACGAATAGCTACCATTGCTAGCAGAGCTACTTGTTTCCGTAAGCTCACAATAGTAAACTCTATACATGTCTTACAGCACCTCCTCTCCAGAGACACTATTGCCAATGACACCATTTTCGAAATCAAACGGGTCCCAAAGCCAACTATTTTCTTCGAAAATGATACGCTTCTTAAATGGATATAGGTCGTAACTAATCGTTATGGTAGAATATCTTTCATCACTCTGCCAGCGGTTTACGTAGCACAGCCCCTCATAATAATAAGAAGGGTCATCGCTTAAGATAACCTTAGAACGATGACCCTGCAGAGCAGCCATAATGGTTTGGTAAGCAGTATGCCATCCTCCCCATTTGGCATGATCGACTATGAATTCGAGACTACCAGTACGATTATCGTAAACAGGTCCGTCGGTAAGCGCCCACGAAAGATCGATTTTGCCGTGACGCCCCGGAACCGTAACAAAGCTCGTGCGCTCTTGAGGCGGTGCAATAACAGGTCTCGAGGAGGGAATTAAATGCCAATCCTCCCACGAATCATAGTCATCGAATTTAACACTATGCTTCCCTTCATAGTAAAAAGTCATTCAATCACCCTCCTCTCTTAGCTCTGGAAGCTCTTATTCCCAACTCGGAGTCCATCCGCCCTGCTATGCCACCTACAAGCTTCTTCGAGTCCAGAACAATCTGCATGTTCTCGATGGACTGTCCCATCATAACGACTCGATTAGCCAAAGAATCGATAGCAGCAACAACATCGGAACGAGTAGAATCGTTATCGGATTTTCCATTTTGATTCTTATCACGAACACGCACGTCATATGCAAGACGCTCCGAAATTGCAGGAGTACCCTGGAACGGATTAGTAAACCCAACCGACGCAGACTTGAACCAGTTGGTGCTATCTTCTGTATCGGAAAGGTCAACAACAGGAGTGATCTTCGGGCTAAAGTCCTCCGAGCTAGACAGCCGATCATAGAGGATCTTGCTAACCTCGGTTGCAGTGTCAAGAGCACTATTAGTCATATCCGAAATGGACTGGTTAACGGTATCGCTACCTTTGGCAAGACCATTTGCGAAGCCCTCATCGATATAGGAACCCATATCGAAGAAGACTGTGCTCGGAGAATGAATACCGAAGATGCCCTTTACAAAGTCGATAACTCCACCAAACAGACCGCCGATGAACTTAGTAAAGCCCTTCCAGGCACTCTTAATTCCTTCAACAATACCGTTGATAAGGTTAGAGCCAATCTCTTTTACCTGCTCCCAAAGGTTATTAAAGAACTCCCCTATGCCATCCCAATTAGCAATAAGGAGGGCAATCGCGCCACCTATTGCAGCGACGATGGCTATGATGGGCAATAGCTCGGGAATAGCCGCAGCTACACCGGTTATTGCTGTACCGAGACCGCCAAAGGCAGCACTCAAGCCTCCACCACCTGCAATGGTAGATACAATACCCTCAAGACCAGCACCGAGACTCGACAGCAAACCGGAAGAACCGACAAAACTGCTAATCATGCCACCAATATCAGGCAAACCATTTGCAAGCACAGTCCCAAGACCGTCAAGCAAAGACTGCCCCATACCGGTACCCAAGAACGACAGCACGGTATTAAGACCACTTGCGAGTGCACCACCATAATCTCCACTCAAAGCAGAGGTAACAGTGGAGACAACTCCAGTAGCAACACTGGCGGTATCTTCGCTGAGAAGTGTGCCGAGAGTTTTCTCAAGGTTTTTGGTAAGTTCAGGAGAACGCTCCTCAATCTTGCCCCAAATATCCTTGAAAGCACCATAGATCGTATCCCAGTTGTCCGAGATAGCGTATGCGAGACGAAGTGTTACGGCCTTGCCTTCATCCGACATGTTGAATGCATCGGCAAGGTTCGAAGCGTACCCAATGAATGCGGACTGCGAAGAAAGCAACTGCTGTTCAGCGGCATTAAGATCCTCAGCAGAAGCGGTACCGCTCTCGAGCAGAGAATTATAATACTTCTGATAAACGTTAGTCTTCGCCAGCTGATCGCTCATGTTCCTCAGAGCAACCGACACACCAAGCACAGCAGACGCGGAACCCTGATACTGAGCTTTACGAGCCTCGTCCGAGTTCTCGCCATACGTCTTAACGGCATTGATGTAATCAGTAGATCTCGAGGAAAGGTCGCCATCATCATAGATCTGAGAAAGCATACTAGTTCTCTGGGAATAGATACTAGCCTGCATCTCAATAGCATTCAACGCATCATCGAACTGAGCAAGTCTGGCCTGCCACAATTCGTTCGTCTTCTCCTGCTCTTCGATTTGCTTGTCAAGGAGTTCGTTGTAAGCTTCCTGAGTACGAAGATCGGATTCTCCATACTCTTCGCGAAGTTTATCATACTGCTGCTGAGCAAGTTCGAGCTCCTTAGTTGCTGCGGTAAGCTGAGTAGTCTGATACTCGATCTTCTTGGCAGTCTTTTCAGACGCGCTAGCCTGATTGTTCTGATTTACCCAAAGCTGATACTCTTTGTCGGCACGATCATTTTGAATTTTCAGACGATTGATCTGATCTTCGTAAAGATTAGCATACTGTTTTGCTCTAAGCTCGGCCAATGTGGTTTGCTCAGAGAGAAGATCGGCATATGCTTCTTTGGTTTCCTGTTTGTCAACGCCTACCTTGGAAACCATCTCGTCATACTTCTGCTGAGCAATCTGCACACGAGACGTCTGAACCTCGATCGCTTTGGCCGAATGCTCCATCTTCTTTGCCAGCACTTCATCGGCCGACGCAGAATTCTGATTTTCAGTAACCCAAAGCTCGTACTCGGAATCTGCAATCTCCTGCAAAGTTTTGTTTGCTTCGAGCTGATCCTTGTACTTCTCTTCAATGGTTTCAGCAACAGTTTTCTTGGTCTTAGACGAGCCAGAGGAACTAGACTTAGTGGTGGATGTCGTAGGAGTAGTGCTAGTGGTTCCAGAGTTCTTATCTAGCCCGAGCTTCTGCTTAAGCCAGTTCTCCAGAGCATTACCAGCAGTAGAATCCTCAACGCCCTTGTTGAATTCGGTACCGAGAGTGATACCAGCAGCATAAGCGGACTTACTAACGTCACTGGTGTAAAGACCCTCGGCAGTATGAGTAGCAAGATAGGTCGCTACTTGCTTAGTGGCTTCGGCGCTGTTTGCCATGCCAAGCTGCATACCAATCGCAATGTTCTCAGCCTCAGATGCAGCCAGATCGGACGGAGAATGAATTCCCCAGTAATCTCTGAATGCATTATCGGCCTCTTGAGCAAGATTGAGAATGGCGTTTGTGACAACGTCAGATCCATTTTGAAGTCCGTTAGAGTAGCCCTCGGCAATGTACTCGGCATCTTCAGCAGCGAGCTTAGACGGAGACTCAATGCCCCAGAAACGGTTCCAGGTCATAGCGGCCTTGGAAGCAATCTCGGACATCTTATCCCAAATACTCTGCTTTTTGTTGTCGAGACCATTTGCATAGCCTTCGGCAGTCTCTTCACCAGCTGCTTCGGCGTCACCAGCCCAGATTGCCTTGAAGTCATTGAACATAGCGCCAATGCCAAACCAATCGTGGTGCCAAATGTTTTCGTCAAACCAGCTAGTGAGATTGTTCCAGAGCTCGCCAAGAGCACCCTTGATAGCTTCCCACACCTGCGCAATAAGATACACAACAGTAGATGCAATCTCGGGAGCAGTATTACGGATCACCTCGCACAGAGTAAGGATTAAAGCCGTGATTGCGTCGCCAATGGCAGGAGCCGCCTGCGCAATAGCCTCGCATACAGCAGTAATGATCTGTGCAATAGAGGTTACAAGCGTAGCAGCGATCTCGCCAAAACCCTTGACAATACCCTGGATGAACTCCACGAACATCCAGGCAACGCTTTCAATGCCTTTCAGGAATGCAGTGAAGTTGATGTTGGAAAGCAACGCCAAGCTTCCTGCAAGATTACTAATGAGATTAGCAGAAGATGCGGCTACCAGAAGCAAACCAAGCGCTGCCGCAAATGCACCCAACGAAAGGCTCAGTGCCACGATGATAGGTGTGACAGGAGCCAGAAGTGTAGCCGCCACACCAAATGTCGCAAGTGCCAAACCGATCGAAATAAGTGCCTTAGCGAGCTGACCAAGTTCAAGGGAACCAAGACGCTCGAATGCGCTAGAAAGCACGACCATTGCAGATGCCATGACAAGAATCGCAGCAGAAGAGCCTAACCCACCCTTCATGAGATTCAACGCCACAACAAACTCCGCAAGTGCACCGCCCATAGCGCCAAGCGCTTTAGCAATCTCGGCAAGATCGAGTGCGCCAAGCTCCTGGATTGGACCGATAAGTAGGTTCATTGCTGCCGAGATAACCGTGACAGCAACAGACGAACTGATGAGATTCTTCGAGAATTTACTAAGGAATCCGAACCCTGCAAATTCAGCAAGAGCAACTGCTACGCTGCCGAGACCCTTTGCCAGCTGACTAACATCCATTGACGCAAAGCCAGAAACAGCTTTCTGCAATATCAATAGCGAGCTGGCAAGCAAGTTAAACGACAGACCCTTGAGAATGCCCATGGAATTGCCGAGCCTAGAGGTAGCAACCGAGAATGTGCCAAGCTCCGCCAGAACTACGCCAAGAGCGGAAACGCCCTTGATAAGATCTTCGATGGGCATGGAGCCAAGCGCAGTTACACTACTTGCCAGAACCCTAACCGCAGCGGCCATGGCCACCATACCGAGAGTACCCTTGGTCATCTTGGTAGTGGTCTTGCCGAGGAATGCAGCGGCCGCACTGAGTTCAGCCAGAACCACACCCAAAGCAAGAACACTGGAGACCAGATTCTCAGGTTCGACCGAGGAAATGGTCTTGAGTGCAGCCGACAATATCAACACGCCGGTAGAGATAGCTACCATTGCGCCAGACAGCGCGGCAACCTGGAACTTCTTGCCCAGGGTAAGTGTATTCAAAACCTTGAGCGCAGCAACAAGCTCGGTAAACAGTACAGTGATGCTGATGAGCGAACCGGTAAGTCTCTCGGGCTTGACCATAGAGAGAACCGTAAGCGATGCCGCCAAGACTGCAATAGCCTTAGCAACCGTCATGAGCGTTTCAGCATTCTTATTAGTTTTCCAAGCAGTAATTGCCTCACCAAGGGATTCAATAGCCTTCTTAACTCCATCAACAACGCCAGAGACGCCTTTGAAAATATCTTTACCGCTATTGATGAAATTCTTAATAGCGTTAAGGATACCGAGACCCATACCGGCATTAATGAAGTTATAAAGGTTGGTAGGATCAAAGTTGTTGAATGCTTCGTAAGCACTCTTGGAGAACTCGCCCAAAGCCTCGGAAGCAGTTGTGCCAAACCAAGTAAGGCCGGGCGAAACAAAGTTCACGAAAGACTTAAGCGCGTTTACCAGAGAGTCAATCGGATTGATGACGATAGTAGTCTTATCTGAAAGCGACTCAATCGAGCCAGTAAAACTGTCAATGGCATTAGATGCGGAATTGCATACCCACGATACACCATTAACAACGGCCTGAAACGCACCAGAGGACTCAACAGCATTCTCGATCCCGACAAGAAAGTCTCCAATGCTTGCCGCGAGATCCAAAATACCTCCGGCAGCAGGGGAAACAGTTTTAGCAATGTTAACAAAGCTATCATAGAGGGTCTTGAGAATATCAACGCCAATCTTGAATACGCTAAATACTCCCTTAAACACTCTCTGAACCTTTGCAGCATTGTCTTCAGACAGGATAAGCCCACGCGTGAACCGCTCTATCCCTTCTGTGATGGAATAGAGCTGATCCACTGTGGTCGGAGGAAAAATATCATCAAATGCTCCCTTGATAGAACTCACCATGGTGCCAACGGCAGACATGATGTTTCTAACAGACTGCACGAGATTGTCTCTGCCAGAAGACTTACTCATGCGATCAGAGAACGTTTGAAGGCTAACATTACCACGAGCAATTTCTTCATTGAGCTTAGTGTAAATATCAAGAGTCTCCTTGATGGAATCTCTTGATAGTCCATCCGCTGCAAGTTGTTCGTCACTCATGGCGAGAAGACTCTGAGCTTGATCTACGACTTCGTTAATGCCTTTCTGCAGCATATCCGCAGTAAGCCAACCGCTCTGGAGCGAATTCTCAAACCCACCGGCAGCCTCGATGGTTTCGTCGCTAACAACGCCCATCTGCTTACCAATATTAGTGAGAACCTGCTCCATAACAGTTGCCGAGTCAGTAATACCTGTATCCAGGAACTGACTCCAGCCGCTAGTCATAGCACCTTTCAGTAATTCGTTACGAGCATTTGCGCTTTCGTTTACGACATTGCTAATGGCATCGGAAATCTCAGTCCAGAATTCCTTTGCCTGCTCAAAGTCACCGAAAATATACTCCCAACTCTGAGTCCAGCCAGATTGAACAGCTTCCTTGAGAGTGTCAATGAGCTGCGTGAAAGTCTTAACCTTTGTCGCAGCGTCATTAGCGGTCGTGCCCAGCTCCAGAATAGCTTTTGCCTGATCCTCAGTGTAACCCTTGGCGAGCAACTGCTCTTCGTTAAGGTCACCGGTGAATTTTGCCAGAGTATCAAGCAGAACTTCGGAAGTGAGCCAACCCTCCTGCAGAGTTTCACGGAACGAACCGTGCTTTGCGATCATCTGGTCAATGGCAACACCATCAACTCTAGCAGTTTCGAGCAAGGCGTCCTGGAATACCTGACCACCCATGCCCGCGTTAACTACAGAGTTCCAGTCCATCAGGGTCACTTTACCAGCAGCCAAAGCCTGACTAAGCTGATACATTGCGGTACTTGCCTGCTGACTAGTAGAACCAGAAACAGCAGCCAAGTTTGCAATACCTTTAATAGCCTGAACTGAGGTATCCAGATCTACACCCGCAGCCGTAAATGTACCAATGTTCTTGGTCATTTCGGTAAAGTTGTAGATGGTCATGTCCGCGTAATGGTTCAGCTCATCAAGAGCAGCATTGACCTGATCGATCGTGGTACCTTTGCTCTGAGTGTTTGCCAGAATTGTCTGAACTGCATTGATCTGGGTCTCGTATTCCTGCAGACCAGACTTAACCGGATCTATCGTAAAAGCCGATACGAGGGCTTTGCCAAGACCCACCGCACGACTAGTAATGTTGGAAATGACCGTTGCAGCAACTACGTCGAGAGCCTTAAAACGCATGGAGATGGTATCAACACCATCCGAAACGGGAGTAAGATCGAGCTTTGATGCAGTGGTGGTAAGTCCGCTGAGGCTTTCTCCAGCCTTATCGAAATTCAGACTTGCTTTGAGTCGCTCAATCGTGTTAAGTGAACGTTTGGTTTCTCTCTCAAACTGCGCGTTGTCAAATTGCATTTGAACAACACGATCATCAACTTCTCTACCCACTAATGCATCACCTCTTCCCACACCCTGCTAGCCAGATCCTCAAACAAGGGCTTAATCGCAGGGTTAATATAATCCACTCCCTCTACATGCCCTCCGTTGCTTGTGGCATGTCCATACTGTAATATAATGGCGATTGGGACACCGTCTACAATATTTGAGTTACTAAAAGTCAGACTTGCCGAGTTTTTAGTAACCGAAATACTGTAGTACCAACTATTCGCGGTTTTACCAGTGTCTACAGGCGTATTCCTCTGAAGTAACGCGACACCTTCTTCGCCATAGCGCTTGAGGATGTCTTTAATGTTAAATCTCGAGGACTTCTTGAGAAAGTTAGTAGTCTTGTCCCAATTTCCATTTTGACGAAAAGTAATCATCTTGCGGGTCAAAGCATCACCCCCTCGAGTGCATTCTTGCCTTTCTAAGCTCGTTTTGCTCTCTCTGCCAAGCCAATGTTTCGGCCTTGCTCATCGGCTTACTCGGATTCATACGTTCTTGACATACGCGTATAAGCGTAAGCAGATGATTCAAATGACGCTTTTCAAACTCCAGTGGAATGTTGAGCTCAAACATACTAGCGTAGATCGTTTCTGCCGTTTGATTGGAACGTCTTGACGGTCTGCTACGTTTTTGCATTCTCAGCTCATGTATAGTGGTTGCTGTGAAAGGATCATTGATGTATGCCGTAATGTCACTAACGTTTTGCTTTGTCATGCGTTTGTAAACATCGATCGAGAGATCCTTGGGCCCAATCGTCATGCAGCGATAGTAATCAAGGATCTCGTCGCTCGATAAGTTCTTGAGGTTAGACAGCAAAGGTTTGTGCCATTTTTCTTCCCATTTAGCTAAGGACAGCAAAGAATGTTCGAGCTTAATCTTTACGGGTGGTTCCAATTCGACGAACATTTCTTTTTCGTCGTCCCAACCATCCGTGCCAGGGATAACAATCTCCAACATACGAAGCCTCCCTTAGCGTTCTTGTATTACTGGGCTGCAGGGGCAACGCTCAGAGGTTCCTTCTTGGTCGTCTTCTGCATGATGCCATTGAAGAACTCAGAAGCCTTGGCGCTGTCGGTAATGAGCTCCATGTACAGATCGTTGTAGGCATTGGTGGAAGCGAATTCCTGCCACACCTCTTCGTTCTTGATGAAGTGCACGCCGTCGGCACTCTTGACACCATAGCTCATGTGGATGAGGTTCTCGAACAGGTCAATGAGCTGAACCTGGCTCTTCGCGTCAATGATGCGCTTGACCATGGCCTCAAAACCGCCGGGAGTCGAAACTTCCATCCGAGCAATCTCACGCTGGGACAGATTGAACCAGAAATCCTGAGTACGAATGTTGCCGTCGTAGTCCTCGTAAGTGATGGTTTTCTTAATCATAGGAAATTCTCCTTTTCTTTAATAAAATAGAGGCCGCCTTCACACAACGCAAAGACGGCCCCACGAACAACTTACTTAGGAACTCCCATCGGAAATTCCATTTTGATTATGTTTTCTTTTTGAAAACTTCAATAAGTTTACTCAAAACGTCAATAGGAGAATTCAAAACCGTACCAGTCTCCTCGGAAGGCTTTTCCGGATAAACTATGCAAAGGTTCCCATCCCCATCATCTTGTAGTTTTGCGCCATTGTCAATTTCCATACGATAATACAGATATCCACTATTGTCTTTGTCGTCGAAGTAAATGCTATTACTCCTGGCGAAAGATGGCAATAACCTCGTCCGGGGTGGGCAGAGTGGGTTCGTTGGATTCGTCGCCGTACAGCTTAGCCTCCAGTGCAGCCAGATCGGTAGGATCGGCCTTGAGGGAGTCGATGGTCATGACGGCGGTCGGGTTGTGGCCGGAAACAGTGACAGGGTTGGTCTCGCACTCCCAGCTGAAGGTGATAGCATCAGGGCTGTCGTTGGTAGTGGTGTAAGGCTTCTCGGAGGGAGAAGCAGTAGCACCCCAAACCAGATGCAGCTTGTAGCCAGCGTTGTTGGGATTGACGTCATTGCCCTGAGCAGTAACCCAGGAGAAACCAAACATGGTGCGAGGCTGCTGGCCGATAAACACGCCAGGCCTTGCCTCAGCAGAACCGTCGCAAGGACCAAACTCGTCGGGATAGGTATAGGCCTCGATAGTGAAGCCATAGTTTTCCGCAGAACGCATGCTGCCGTACTTGATGTCGTCAGCCCACAGATCAGTAGCCTCAGCACCAGAAGGAGACTCAGTGACGGCGGTCAGACCGTTCCAAGCCACACCAGTGCCGTACTTAGTCTGTGCGGTATTATAGGGATACAGAACACCTTTCTTGGTGCCCATTTCATAGAACCGAGTACCGGTCCCGTCCCAGGTAAGAGCAGCCATTTAATTACCTCCTTATATGAAGATCGTAAAAGTGTCGTGGTTGAGATTATCCGATTTGAAATGACGTCCGAATTTGCATCGAGGAAGCGATGCGACAGCGTAAACCAGGAGAGAATCAGGATTTTTATCAACCACGGTTACTTCATAAAAAGTGTGCTGCGAATAAGCCATATCATCCGCAGCACGGTTTTGGATGTCTCCTCGCTCATAGATTATGGCGGGGTATTGTATGCGAAGGTTTTCTGGCGGTTGAAAATACACATTCTCAACCCCAGAAATATCCTTCATAACCTTACGGAGCAAAGCATCAAGTTCAAGCCGTTTGTCCATTCCACAGTTCCCCCAGGCTAAGAGTTAATCTAGGATATTCGACCGTAACGTCAGTAACCTTCCACTTTGCACCGCAAAAGGTTGCATATCTAATGGAGTAGAAGTGGTTCTGAATATACGGGTCCGCAACAATGCTTATGGAATTCAAAACGGAAATATCACTATTCACCTTATCGGGCGAATTAATGCGACGGCTATTCTTAAGAATATCGCCGTAGTATTGCCGTTCCGTGATTTCCTCCTCATACACACTGGGGGCTGTTTCCTTAGTTTCAGCGAAACCTATAACCCCTGCCCATTTACTCATGGCACTTCTCCTCCATTTTGATTTGGTTAGATATCGGCCGCAGGCTCGGTGGCCACAGTCCAAGTCTTACCAGCGGCAGTAGCAGCGCCGTCGACAGTCTTGAACTCGGTTTCGGCGAAAGATACCACCGCCAGATAGTTGGTACCATCGAAAATAACCAGGGTGCCATACAGGGCAGCCTTAAACACGTCCTCAGCGTCGGAGACGACGGTCTGGTGATCGGCAGTAGCATACAGCTTATTGTCGGTATGACCATACATCACGTACTTGCGGACGTGAACATCCTTTGCCTTCTCGTAGATCTCCTCGGGAGTAACGGGGGCGGGAGTACCAGTGATAACATCAGCAGCCATTAGTATTACCTCCTTTTAGGAATTGGTAGAATCAGGTCACGCTGTACTCAACAGCAATGGCGCTGTAGGGGACGGTCAGAGCACCGGAGCAACGGGTCTCGATCAGGTAAACCTGCTGGTTGTAGTTGATATCGAAATCGTCGAAGGTGTTCACTGCACCACCCTTATCCGCACCAACGGTGTAGTCGGACAGGTTGACAATCAGACCAATGAAGGCGCCGCCCTTGGAGCCGTTGAAATTCTCCATCTGGGGAACGGTAACGATGCGATTCACGCGCAGCTTACGAGCCAGAGCAGCTTCGTCAGCATACAGGGGATGCCCGATCTCGTCCTCCAGCAGAAGCATGTCAGTCAGCATATCTTCGCTGGTGAAGAAGGTAGGATTGCCGGAGCCCTTATAATCCTTGCGGGACTTGATGATGGCCCGAATGGCCGCCTTGGTACGGGTGTCGGCATCATCAGCGCTCTTGACCGCAACCTGGCACTTGATGGTGAACAGATCGTCGTCATTGAAAATGGGGCGAATGTTGCCCTCGTTGATCTTGTCGTCGCTGGAAGCCAGGCGGCCGTCACCGATCAGAATCGCGCGTGCCAGCTCCTCGTTCAGCTTGGTGCGCATCTCGCTCTTCAGCCAGGCAACCACATCGAAGCTGGTGATGTCGATGATGTCGTCGCGATCCATCCGCTGCTTCTTGTAAACGGTGGTAGGAGCGGTAGAGCGCTTCAGCAGACTGAAGACCTGCTCCTTCTTGTAGTTGCCCTTGATGTAACCCTTGGCCCGAGCGTCATCCTCGGTCAGGTCGGCGAACATAGACTTAATCCGACTGAAGGGCACATGGTGAACGCCATTCATAACGGTGCTGACCCAGCCCTGATCGTTGTCAATGATCCGAGGGGGAACATCCAGGGTACGATCTTCGGGGAACAGCCACTCGATATCATTGATGCCATGGGCCAGGAACGAATCACGCATGGAACCATAGCGCTTGCCATCGGCGATAGCCGCCTGGATGACATCATCCGAATGCTTCATGCTGTTCTGGTCGTTGTCATTCTCGAAAACATTGTGAGACACGTCAGTATCCTCCTCGTCTTTGTCACTCAGAGCCTGGCCGATGATGGCATAAACAACCTGCTTCTGCTCATCAGTCAGCTCGTCGAATACATCGCCCACAGTTTTCTCACTGTTGGGATTAGTGGTAGTGGTCTTCTTGGTATTATCTTCAGCCACGGGGGATTCCTCCTTACTCTTGGTAGTCTTATCCGGTTCGGGTTCAGCGTGGAAGAGCTCGAGGCCTTCGCTGAAGATAAACGCCTCACCGTTATCGTAGCCATCGTCGTTATCATCGCTGTGAACGACAATATCATCGATGAATGCTCCGGGGTTGGCTCCTGCCAGAACAAGACTGACTTCGCGAATATTGCCATGCAACACATCCCTAGTCTTAGTCTGCTTCAGCTGATTTGCATAAATGCTCAGGCCGTTGATGTCTCCGCTCATTATGCAATCCCTGGCAGTCTCGCCACTAGATGTATTGTTAAGCTTGCCGTAGACCCGAACTCCTTCCGGACAGTTCCGCAGCAGGCCATGACCCAGAACATATTCCGGACCGTCATGGTTATGATTCCAGACGATCGGGACGATTTTGCCATCGCAATCCTTGAATGCGTCTTTGCGAATGGTCCTACCATCGGCGCATTTAATGTCATTGCGAGTGGCCCACCCAGCGAAATCGTAATTGGTTTCGCTGACATCGTTGGTTTTAACCATTTTGATTTTCTTGGCCTCCTTCCTCGTTAGTTTCATCCAACTCCGACTTCACCGCTTCCTTGCCAGCTGCCATGGCTTCTTCTTGGCCAGGAGTCTGGTTAAGGTTCTTGTTACGCAGTTCATCAGCAGCAGGATCTTTGGAGGGTTTCAGACCAATTACCTGTCTGAACTCGTTAGAAGACATAATCTCGTTACGAGTGAACTTATCCGCCATATCGGCAACAGTGCCAATGGGGACAAGCTTGAACGGATCGCGGAAGAACACAATGGACTGGTTCTGTGAGCGAGCCGTTTTCGTAAGAAATTTCCTCTTGAATTCATCGACAATAGCCGAAACGATAGGTTCGATCGTGCGACTATAGTAATTGGTCATTGCAGTTTCGTCAGCAGTGCCATTCATAATTTCTTGTGTAATGGTAAGCTGAGAATACGCCATATTGGTAAGGTATTCGACCTGTGCCAAAAGGTTATTGTCAAGGCTTCTATTCAACTGGGTGATCCGTTCAGTACCATCCGTATAGGTGATACCGTATTTGGACCCCGTGAGCTGATCCTCGATTTGCTTTCGGCGCTCTTCAGCCTGCTGCCTACGAAGATCGTTCTTGATTACATAGGGAAGCTGAATAATCAGGTCAAGCTTTCCGGAACTAGACTGCTCGTCCACTGCATCAAGCAAATTCAGTTTACGAATAAGCCGCTGCATTGTTCCGTTAGGCTCGTTCATGACCGCATAGAAAGGATTCGTGACTATGGCTACCATTCGCTTGGGCAAGGTGATTTCTTCTTTTTCACCAGTGCGATCGTTGTAAAGCCTAACGCGAACATGATTTGGAAACCATTCCATGATCGTTCCTACTCGCATCGAGTAGATCTTGTAAGAATCCGTCGTCATTGGGTTGAGATCCGTATCTACAGGGACAACCGCCACAACACCCTCTTCAAGCATACTTAGAACAATATCCTGAATGAAGGCTCGACCAGTTTGATCGATGTTAGCCGACAGATTAAAGCAAGCGTTAAGATCCGAATCAATGGTTTCGTCGTAGCGACCATTTTCGTCAAACTTTACATGTTGAATGGTAATGGAACTAGCGTCAACTGCAATACGACTAAGAATTGCAGTGATAATAGTCTTATCTATAGCACGACCTTTGCGGTCATAGAAAGGTCTATAGCTATAGCCACCATAGTACGAATAGTTTTTGTCACTGGGAGGATCTCGGTTGAGAAACGCATTCCAGGCCCGCTTCACGCGAGAACCAATGTTAATTTCCATTTTGATTTTTCCTCCTTAGTAGAGCCATTTCTCATCGTAAGGAGAGAAAACCATTTCGGAAAATTTCTCAGCGATCTTCTGGCCATTATTGATGATCTTGTCAATATTACCAGGAGCCTTCTCCATCGCAGCAGCAAGACCGCCAAGAGTACCAAGTGCTGCAGTAACCGCCGCGACTTTTTTCATGGCCTTTTGCATCTTGCTAGGGGAAGTCGTAAGCTGGCGATACTGGTTCTCCATCTGAAGACGATTATTCACGGTACGAAGCTCCTGATCCGACATCTGCGAAATCGGTTTCTTTGTATGCGCGCGAACATAATCTTCAGAAGGTGAATCGTTCTGCGAATAGCGTTTCTTGCCCGCAGGAGTCAAGCTGCCATCCTTGTTCTGATAGCGTCTGACACCCCATTTCATACCCTTAATGCCCCAGTGATAGAGTTCATTATTCATAAACTCCCTCCGATCATTCAAACTGTTTCCAGAAACGATTGTTATAATCGACTCGCTGGGCAGTGGAAGAAATCCATGCCATATCGCCAATCGCATTAAGAACATCAGAAGCATATGCACTACCCCTGACGATGTTCACCTGGGCTTTATTTGCATCATTAGCGTACCGATTGTAAGTCTGCTGGCCGATGTTCTTTAAAACCGCAGAAGCAATTTTGCTACCATACATAACTTTGTCGGTTTTCGCAATATTTTCTCTTTTGCGTTTTAAATCTTCTTCGGTCTTTCTGGCATTACTTTTGGGCTTAGAACGCTTTGGACTAGATGATTTTGCAGAGGCACCAGGAGCATTATAGCGTTTCTTACCAGAAGTGGTCAAAATTCCGTCTTCATTCTGGTACCTACGAACTCCCCACTTCATACCCTTAACGCCATAATGCATAAGGGCATTCGGATCGTTATATTGCCACATAGTTTTACCCCTCATAATTGCGAATGATCTCTTTAGCAGATAACTTGGTACCAGGATGCTCCTTCTTGTATTCTGCTACGATCTGAGATTCGCGCTTAGAAGACATAATTGTCATACCACTCGCTGCCGTGACCGCAGCCACACCATAAGGAACAAATGCTTTTAAGGTCTGTTCCGCAATGTTGACCCCGGTAGCAATCTTATAATCTTTGGCGATGGAATTCATGTCAAGCTTCTTATTCTCGTTCACGACCAAATTCTTACCGTCAAATACAATCAGCGGCTGGACAGAATTGTATCCGGAATTATACTTATCGTTAATATCCTGAATAGCATCATATCCGAGAGATTTGAGCTTCGAATAAAATGTATTGGACAGCTCTTGATTGATGGGGTCATGACTTACTCGCATGGTGTTAAACCAATCATAAATTTCATTTGAAACCTTATCTCCTGGCTTAAATCCAGTAAGCATGCGATCCACCTTGGTATTCCCGCTGAACCCAGCAGCTTCGGACATTTTGAAACGGAAATCCGCATCTCGCATGAGCTCTGAAAGCGCATTCTTGGCACTCTTAACAGAAGCAACTTTAAGCCCACCTTCCTTTACAGAGGTGCTCATGTCATACAGTTCATTTGCATGTCCGCCAGCTCCCAACATGACCGCAAGTGGATTCATCCCAGCAAGCTGCCCTCCACCATACAAACCTCTATATTTCAATTTGTCGAGAGGATTATATGCAGCGTAGAAAGCATCTTCAACACCTTTGTCGCCATTGGACGAAATGTTCTGGAGAACGGTACCTACTTTAATCGTCTTGTCAATGTTTTTATCGACATAACGATAACCAGCATATGCTACGCCAGCAGCCAATGCTCCCGCAGCAACGATCTTAAGAACTTTTTCCGCTTTGGCACGTTTGTAAGCTGCGAGCTCAGCCTCTTCGGCAGAATATCCTTTGCTTTGATACTCCTTCTCAAGAGCGAGTTCGCGTTTACTTTTATTGGTTGGAATCTTAAGCTTAGCTTTTGCATCACTAAGATCTTCCTTCGCATAGCCAACTTTCTTGGCGGAAGAAAGAAGCTTATTGTAGGCTTGCTGATTATACACCAGGCCGCCAAGAGTTTTCTTGTTATACTCGTTAGCCGCTTTGGAATACTCAGCATTTGCTTTTTTGACGTTTTTCTTGGCAGTATCAACGGCAGCTTTAGCCGTAGGGTCATCGGCATACCGTCTTTTACCAGCGGGAGTCAAGGTACCATCCTTATTCTGGTACCTACGAACTCCCCATTTCATGCCTTTAATACCCCAGTGATAGAGTTCGTTATTATAACTCCACATAGCTTACTCCATTTTGATTTATTCGAACATCTCTCGATTGAGCTTCCAAGCAACGTATGCATCCATCATAGCCGCAACAGCATCAATCTTCTGATCGTATCGAATCTTCAAAAGTTTTCGGTTACCGTTAGTGTCCTCGACTACAACACAGTTGCCCATGGCGAATTGCATAAGGGCTTCATCGAATAGTAGCTTTCGCTGCTGCGACAATTTCTTAAGCTCGCCAAGGGGAACGCTTTCGGTACGCGATCCCTGTATAACTTTCTCAATACCGTACTCTCCGTTTTCACGGCCCCAACGCTCAATGAAATCCTTGGCGTTATATGGGTCATATCCAACACAACGAACATCGTAATTAGATTCAGCGATGAAGTTATCGAGGTCGTCATACACTTGCATCATATCGAGAACCGTACCAGACATAACGGCTAGAGTCCCCTCTTGCATAAACTGCTCGTATTTCCGTCGCATAGCTTCTGGAAGTTTAGACAAAGTAAACTCGCTAATGTAGTTTCTAGTCTTAATGCCAAAAGCCCCGCCGGGAATAGGGAATAAGAACGTAAATGCGCAAAAGTCATCACCTTGCGAAAGATCACACCCCATAGAACAAGGCATGCACCAAAAGTCTCTATGCGGATGCGGCAACGTTTCATCATACGGGAAGAAGTAGGTATAACCTTCGAGAGGGATACCAAAACGTTTTGCAAGGATCTCATTACGCGTAGCCGGAGCTTTCTCGGCACGTTCTACGTCTAGCTGATATGTCTCGTACGTTACGGTCTTTCCCAGGTTTGGATTTGCTTTGAGCCAGGTTTCCGGTTTGTTAACTTCTTCGATCGAGTCGAGCTTGTAGTAGAAGATCGATACATGGGGATTGACGTAATCACCTTTTAAGATGCTCATCAATTCCATTTTGATTGTATCACCAATACCATTACGGATTGTACCTTCCGAGCTAACAGCCACGATCAAGTAGTCGTCAACTTTAGCCGCACCTTGCTCAATAGCGGCAATAGGATCTTCGCGAATCTCACAAGAGAGCCACTCGTCGATTGTCGAGCACTTAACACGTAAGCCCTGAAGCTTATCAATCGACATCGGGCGAATCTCGAGGATACTATTCGTCAGAAAATTCTGAATGCCTTTCTTCGTTGAAGCAAGCTTCTTACGGTCAGCTACATTGCCCGTAGTATTCTGCAGGCTACCGGCCGTAAGAAACTTGAACAACGGTCCTTTCGATCGTGCAATGGCTGTGGCGAATGCGGTAGTAACCTCTTCCGCCTGACGCATGGTCGGAGCAGTTGTGATCTGATTGGTGGTAGATGTATCGACGGTCAAGAAGTATGCTTGCAAGAAAGTTTCATACAAACTCTTTGCCGCGCTTCGAGCAACGATCAGATACTGCTTCGTTATTAGGCGCTTTTTAATTCGCTTAGTAACGAATCTCCCGCCAGGACGATCTTCATACGGTTCCCAAACACTTCTGGTAACATAGTAGTACCAGCAAAATATTTGTTCCGCCCAGAGCTTAAACGTGTCAAGCATCTGAACGTCGGAGCCATCAGTAAGGGTCATTTCGTTTTCGCAAAACGCAATAAAACCCTCGACTGCATCGTTATCGCACCATACACCAGGGTTAGCAATGAGTGAATCAATTCGATCCATCTCCATAGATACTTCTCTATTTATCGGAATTTCTCCACGAACGACCGCATCCCTAAACTGAGCATAATATTTCGGAATTGCAGTATTGGATAAAGACATTGTATTTTACTCTTCGGCAAGCTCTTCGTAACCGCTCTCAACCAGAATTTCCTTAACCTTATCTTTCAAAAGTCTAGGAACATCCGCGTACGTTTTCTTACTAAGCATGATCTGCTGAGCCCAAAGCATAGCTACCATATATCGTTACCTCCTCACTGATAAAGTACCTCGGAAAGCTCCAAGATACAATTAATAAGCATCTCGTTCTGGGTCTCGAGTTCACTTATACGCTCTTCTTGAGTTTTATGGACCTCGCTCCAGTTTAAATACTTATCAGGGTTTGTCTTGACGTCCTCCACATCGATTTTATCCGGAGTAGTCACGATTTCATTGTAATCACATTCCCAGAATATATCAGTGCCCTCTTCCGTAACAGCGGTGCCCCACTGACCGTTGAGACAGATAAAAATATAAATCTTATCATCATACTCAACAGTTTTAACGTTAGGCTGCTCGGAACTGAACTTTGCTCGCATTGCTTATCACCTTCTTCGCTATTCGAGCTGTTTTATATACTTTATGCTTATGGGCAAATTTTATTAGATTCGAATGATCTACATAGCCCTTATAGCTTGAACATTTTCTAGCAAGTCTAATAGTGATTTTCCTAGTTATGGCTCGTTTGTATGCTCGTCTCAGTCTGAGGAAAACACGTTTTCTAACAGTAATAATTTTACGATGGATTCTAAAACCCATAATATCTATAAAACTAGTATCCGTTATTTTGGTAATCTGCCATTTAGGTTTAATGGTCAATCCAAGCTCATTCTTAGCATAGGAAACTATTCGCAATACTGCTTGAAGAAGCTTAGATGCGTTAACGCCTATGAGCAAAATATCATCCATGTAAATCAGACAGTGCTTGACTAATCCGATTCGTTTTCCTCTTCTGAAATAAAACATATTTTCTTTTATTTCATGATAAAGCTGGCTAATATAGAAATTACATAAATATTGACTAAGATAGCTTCCAATGGATAGTCCTTCGACCATAGTTCCAACAAGTTTACAAACTAACCATTTCAAATTATCATTAGCCACATACTTATCAATTAGCGCAAATAATTTATCATGAGGAATACTGGGAAAACACTTTGTAACATCTAATTTTACAAAATATTTTGAATTTTTATTCTTTAGCCATTTTCTTATATGATTGACGCCCCATAAAGGGCCTCTACCCGGTATACTTGCGCATTGAAATTCTCCAAATCGCTTGAACAAATCAGATAGGCCATAAACTGCAACATAATCAAACAACTGCTGTTTTATGTTTTGTATTCCGACCACTCTAATCTTGCAATTCGATTTATCAACTTTCTTCTTATACCAGGTAGTAGGCAATTTTAATTTTCTAGTAGCTAATTCTTGTCTAACTTGTTCAACAGCCTTTGATACTAGAAATTTCTTATCCGAGATTATTAGTTCTTTTACTTTTCGTTTCGGCAATTTTGTCAACTCGATAAAGTAATAAAGGACATCTCTTCTTTTCCATTTCTTTCTAAGGCAATCGGAAATACAAACCGTAAGAAAGTCAATATCTAAAATATTAATATTTTTACAATATCGTTTCATATTTAAAGGTCAATCGTCATAAATTCGATTGTTTGCTACGCAGGACTTTCGAATAACTTACTACTAGCCCCGCCCTTCTAAAAGCGATTTTCAGTCATCTGAATTTTCAAATCGACTGAGGAACGTTAATTAGCGTTACAACTTTAAGTTGCGAAAGATAGAGCAATATAACATTTTTTCTGCAAACATTCGGCGGCCAGGTAGTTCCAGTTCTCGTTCGTCAAACCGTTCCTGCAATTCAAGTACGAGGAGCCAGCATTCGACCCATTCCTGAGGTTACCGCAGCTCTATCAGTCCCTTATTAGCGTAGGGGCTTAAAGCCCCTCTGCCTTCGGCATTCACCCCGAGAAGGGATCAATCGGCGGCCAGGCAGCTCCAGTACCCGTTCGCCAAACCGTACCCGCAATGCAAGCACGAGGAGCCAGCACTCGACCCACTCCAGAGGCTACCGCCATTCAACCATTCTCTTGTGGAGTTTTCAGCAATATCGCCACCAGCATATACTCGATCACCTACACCGGTACTCGAACCGGATCCAACAACAGAAGGATACGACGCTCCAGTTTCCGGATCAATTACTACATCACCAATCCAGAAATCATTACTCCCGTCAATGGCCATCTCGCCGACATTCTTGAAAGATTCCTTGATCTGGGTAACATCGGTTTTCCGCTCATCATTAGCGCCACACATATACAAATTCTTTGCATTACTAGCGCCAACAACAATCACAGAATCGCTAAACACCGCATAACCGCCGCAAGCATACTCACAACCCTGAATTCGATAACTCCATTTTGAATTAGCGTTCTTTTGGCCATCATGCTTACCGATGATTCCATCAGTCTCACCGGTGTAATTATGCATACTGGTTAGAGTAATGGGAACCGTGGGGCCATCGGGATATGTATAATCTTCCGTGGTAAAGGGATCACAATCCAGATATACAGCCTTGTTCTCTCCGTCGAGATCTTCAATGCTGAGAATCTTTACAGAATCGGCATAGGTATGAACCGAAGACTGTCCACGATCCAAAGACTTAGATTGATTGGCGTAACCAACGGATACAACGCCGCCAACCTCGAGATTTGCAGCCTGAGAATTCGTAAGAGGGAAATAACTCTGGGGCTCGGAAGACTTTACTGCAGCGGAATACTGAAAATTCCAGTTCGTGCAACCAGGAAAAACAGTCTGACTAGACTTTGTTTTATACTTAACAAGTTCAAACAAAATCCTCCACGTATTACGTTCCATACCAGCACCATGATACCCAGAGCCCTTTGCCCCGTATTTTGCGCCCATATTCTGGTACGAATTATTTCGAATAATCTTCTTCCCAGGAAGAGATCGCGGATTGCTGTCATCTCCCTCCACACTGAAGTAAGTAGAATGAATCACATAAGGGTATTCAACATTATTACTCTTCGCAACCGGCCAGATGCTAAACCCCTCTTTTGGACTATCCGTGATACTGAGAACATAATGGTCATCGTTTTCCACAAACTTAACATGCGGAACCATCTGAATCGTACCAACATCAACATTACCAGACGTGGTATAGCCGGACGTCATACCTTCGATCTCCGTAGGGTACGCATGGCCATACTCATCTCGTTTGTAATTGCAGTGGTACCATTTAAAGAGAGGAATGTCCTCATAATCATCCCGACCCGCAACCTCTTCGGTGCTAGGCTCGCACACTAAACCAATATTATCATCCAGAGCATCACAAACCGTAGTCTGATTCGACGCAAACTTCGGAATTTTAACGCTATAGACTTTTCCAGTTCTAGGAGCCACAAAGAGGCTATTGACGAGATAATCAATAACTGAATAGTCAGGAGCAGGAATACCGAAATCAAAAATAGCGTTATGCTCGTCACCACTATTCGTTACGGTGGGATCATACGAAGACGGCAGTTTCGTCACCTTACCAATCGAGATAGTAGAAGATGTTCCGTCCTTACCTCGCAGACTAGCAAGCCATTCCTCTTCAGTCCCTTTAAATCCATATTTCTTCGCGATTCCATACGCAGAATACGGGCCAATAAGTTTGAAGTCTTCAGCCATTAGAATTTACCTCCAAATTTCCAAAACCATCATCCCTAACTATCAGAGCATCAGATCCTTCCACTCTATAGTATAAGTTTCCACCGTTATTCATATCGTCAAATATAATACTTGGCATATCAGAAGGAGTATCAGGCAAAACCAACTCTATAAAACTATCATCGTGAAAAACTCCTAACTTTGTTTGACTAAAACAAACGACTTCGCAATATGCTTCATCGATCACAATCGACAAATTGCCATATAGATAACAAGCTAGTAAATCCTGTGCATTCGCTAAATACAGATAATCTTTGTCATAATATAATTGTCCATCGTTCTCATATACCAGATACTTTCTGACATGAACATCTTTAGCTCTTTCGTATATAATATCCATTTTACAAAACCTCCTTTGAAACAACACCAGAGGTTTTATCGCAAGCAACATTAAGTCTCCACTCGAGTTCGTTTACCATGTTGCTGGTAGCTTGCATAACCGAAGAATTAGTAGGAGGATCGAACATCAGTTTTACTTTAAGGCCAACGTAATTTTTTACAGCCTCAGCTTTTACGACCTCTTCGCTGTCTCCAAAATAATCGCTCCACGTTGCAGTGACATCAGAAATAGAAAAACCGCCATCCGGACCAACACCGAGCTGCTGAAGAATAGTGAAAACACTATTGACGCTCATGATAATATCCGGATCAAATACGGTATACTCCTCAGGGATGCCAAGGAGCTTTTTTACAGAAGTAAGAATGCTATCCATTAGTTAGCTCCTTTCCGCCAAGGACACGTATCGAATGGGGTCCTCTCCACAAACTCTTTAGGCTTTGCTAGTTCCAAGTCACCATAATGCAATGCCTTGTGTGTTCGGTCGCTTACGCAAATAACGTTCTCGGGATCAAACAGTGCATCCGTATGCTGTAGAATATCCTCTTTGGTTAAAGGATTCAAATGATGAATGATGACCTTAGGCCGAATTGCGATACCATCTCGAATGATCCAATCTGTTATAGGGCACTCGGCAAGACCTAAGTCACAGCCACCATCCCTTACGATAATCTGATCTCGGAAACGTCTCCACTCACTCGACCTATAAAAATCCTGATTGAGGTAGCGATCAAACCCAAAGGTATCAACTCCAACTTTGCCCCAGAGCTTGAGGTAATTGAAGCGGTCATCAAACGTTGCATACCTAATCAGTTCTGAATATCGTCTAATCATTCCTTAGCACCGCCACTATACATCTTCATGGCGGCAATAACATCCAGATACATCTGCTGTTCAGTCTTCGCGTCTTCAATAGCTTGAGTCTTGGCCTGCAGTAGCTGATTCTCAGCCTTAAGTTTCTCTCGCTCGAGACGTTCTTTCTCGGTGCCAAGCTTCAAGTAGTGAACGATGACTGCCGAAGACGCGGTTCCTTCACGCATCTGTCGTTCAGCGCAGTCTACTGCTAACGCAATCAGTTGGTTTTCTCGAGCTTCAGGCGACATTGCGGGCCTACCAGCCCCAGTGCCGGAAGAACCCTTCTTAGTTGCCATAGGCTTTCGATCCTTTCTTTAGTAAAATATGCATGCTTCCGGTGACTTTCGTAAGAGTTTATGGAATGTCTCAGACTGTTTTGGGTAATGATATGGAGGTGAAGAGCACAG